AAGCTAAAGCCGTCTTCATTGGTTTCTGCGGAGGCGCCCTCTGGATGTGGGTGATGCCGCAGAGCCATCCGTGGCTGGCCATTCTTGTGGCTGCGTGCATGCTGTTCTCAAGCTGTATCAATCGGTCCTACTTGAGTCTGTCACAGGCTCGGCGTAGGCTTCGCGCCTGAGCGTCTTCCAAATCATTTAAGGAAATTCCCATGTCAGCTAATCTCGTCTCCGTTATCGTCGCTATCGCCAAAGGCGCCAGCGTCAACAGCCCAACTGGTGCGGCCTTCGCCTCGACCAGTGTCGTCGTTACCGATTCCAGCGGCACGCCGCAGCCGGCCGTGTTTCTGACCGGCGCCGAAACCCCTACCACCTGGGCATTCTCGACCAGCGTCAATGTCGGAGCTGGCGCCGCAGTGGCCACCGATCTTGATGCCAACGGCGCAACGCTCGGTACACCGGTATCTCAGTCGTTCACCGAAGCCGGCTCCCCGCCAACCTTCCTGCCGACCACGGGAATTTCCGTAACGCCAGTCACGGCATCGGTCGCTGCGTCGGCTTCTCTCAAGAGCGCCCTCAAGCGCTAAGCCGCGCGTCATGACCCGGCAGACATGGGAAGAGGAACTCGATTCGCGCCGTTTGGCGCGGATTGAGTGTCTCCTTGAAGAAATCCGGAATCGACTGCCCCCACCTCCTCAGTACAAGCCGACGACGGCGATTGTTGTCGTCGTTGATCAGGCAGTTCCATCAATTCAACGAACAGATTTCCGGTCCCTACCGGAAAACGCCGACGCGCAAATCCCCCGCGCGCGGTAAACCTGAGACCCTCCTAGCGAGGGTCTTTTTTGCTATAATTCAGGCTGTTTTAAGGCGGCCGAGGCGGTGTATCAAGCACCGCGCCGGCCTGAGCACCCCGATCTTTACTGGAGACCGTCATGCCTTCCCGCAAGCCTATCACGCCGGGCGACCGATTTGGTCGTTGGACTGCATTAGAAGCGACTGAGACGCGCACTTACCCGTCGGGTGCCAAGATTCACAGATTGGGTAGTTGACACACCCACTGTGTGCATGTACAGTATGAGCCATAGGAGATCGCTATGGCCACCAAAATCCCTGAGTTCAAAACCGAAGAAGAAGCCCGCGACTTCCTAGAGTCCGTGCGCTGGCCTAACGGCCCGGTTTGCCCGCATTGCACTAATAAGGGCGGCTGGCCCATCAAGGGTGGTCGTCCCGGACTTTACAAGTGCTCGTCCTATCCGTGCCGCAAGCAGTTCAGCGTGACAGTCGGGACGCTTTTCGAGCGCAGCAAGATCCCATTGTCTAAGTGGCTGCTGGCCGTGAATCTGATGTGCTCAAGCAAGAAGGGCATTAGCTCGCACCAGCTACATCGGATGCTGGACGTTCAATACAAGACGGCCTGGTTCTTGAGCCATCGTATTCGCGAGGCCATGAAGGACGGCTCATCGACTCTGTTGGGTGGTCCCGGCAGCAGCGGTATTGTCGAGGCCGACGAGACCTACTTCGGTAAGACCGAAGGCCAGGGCAAAGGCTCCCACAGAAGCAAGAAACAGAAGGTCGTGGCGCTCGTGGAGCGTAACGGTAAGGTCCGCGCGTTCCATGTGCCGACCGTGACCGCCGCCAGCCTCAAACCGATCCTAGAGGGCCAGATTGCGGCCAGTGCCCGCCTCATGACTGACAGCGCGCCGCTGTACACCAAGATTGGCAAGGGCTTCGCCAGCCATGAGACCGTCAACCATCTGGCCAAGGAATACGCGCGCGGCGATGTAACCACCAACACGGTCGAGGGTTACTTCGGCATTCTCAAGCGCGGCATCGGCGGCATTTACCAGCACGTGAGCCCCGCGCATTTGCACCGATACGTGAACGAGTTTTCGTTCCGCTACAACCATCGCGCCGCGCTCGGCACGAACGATGCGCAGAGAGCTGTTAATACGCTCAAGGGCATCGAGGGCAAGCGGCTGACCTACAGATGAACTAGTGCGCCGACTGCTGCGATAACTCCGCAGCGCGCTCCTTCATCCATCGTTCCACGATTTCGCCAAACTCCCGCTTGGCCTGCTCCTCCGTGTCAGCGATTACGCCGATACGCAGGGTGGTGCAGCGGTTGCTGATTGCCAGAAACCCGCCTCTGGGTCGTTTTATGATCTCTGGCCCAATTACCTGAAAGCCAATGTCGTTCACAGATCGCTCCTGTTTCTTGTACTCGGAGCACAGTAGATTATATTTTATCTTTCATATCAATGCATTAACGTCTGTACAACGTCGTCAGTACAGTACCAAAACAAGTTGAATTTTCTAAAACATATGTTTACGATAGAACCACGGACTTAATGGAGATCGGAAACATGGCAGTCACAGCAACCAACCCCGCACCTTATGCGCCAACATCAGCAATTCTGGACTTCATAACCCGGTATCGCAATAAGGGGCTATCAACCCCGTTCACAGGCGAGGTTCTGGCCCGCGCCGGAGTTTCTGATAGTCTCATACCACGCACCCTTCAGGCGCTCATAGCGCTGGAACTGATGACGGAGGATGGGCAGCCCACTGAAACCCTCGAAGGGCTGCGACGCGCGCCGGAGCCGGAATTGAAGGCCCGTCAGGCAGCTTGGATCAGCGCCGTATACGCGGACGTGCTGTCTTTCGTTAACGCGTCGGACGACGAAGGCGCAATCCGCGACGCATTCCGCGCCTACAACCCCGTTGGACAACAACCACGAATGGTGTCGTTGTTTCTAGGACTGTGCCGCGCTTCCGGTCTGCGTACAGACGATCAGGCCGCTTCGACTCCGCGACCCGCGGCGCGAAAGGCAGCCTCACCTGGCACTGGCAAAGCTGCGTTCACCACATACCGTCCGGCGGTAAAGCAGGGGGTTGCAGCGCTGCCGACCGGAGCGCCAGCACCCATTGCCGCTTTGCTGACGAAACTGCCGCCAGAACAAGGCTCTTGGACTAAGGCAGAGCGCGACAAATTCGAGAGCGCATTTAAGGCAATGCTGGATTTCTGTTTCATCGTCGCGGAGAAACCCGCGCAGGAGGCTGGTGATGAGTAAGAGGGTCCAGAGCTTCGGCTGCCACGCTCACCGGCACTGAAGCTCGCTGCACAAAAGAGAAGGCCCCCGTAGCGCGCTCACTTGCTGGCGGGAGCGCTACGGAGGCCGTGGTGGGCCGATGGGGCGTGCTAGGTAGCGGCGGAGGCTTTCTATCCAACTGCCAGGGGATCGTTCCCCCTACGCTCCATTGACCTTAGGCTTTTTCGCCTTAGCCTTTTTTCTTGTTGTGACTCTAGGCTTTGGCGGTAGGGACAAGAGGCGTTCGACAACGCGACGAAATTCAGGCGCTGCGTCGTCGGACTTGGCTCTGTCGGCTGTACTGGACACGTGCGCACTGTACCAGCCGCATTCATTGCGCACCATATGTGAGGTTATATTCATGCTTAACGTTCAATGGATCAAATGCGGCAAAGCACCAAACTATAATTGGTGCCCATTGGTGGATCTCAATCTGGACACCGTGACGGAGTACGGTGTGTATGTGATCTGGCACGAAGGAAATCCGGGACGCGTTGTGTATCTAGGCCAAGGAAACCCTATACGGAATCGCCTAGGCACACATCGAGTGGATCCACAGATACTTGCCTATAGAGCGAATGGCGTACTGCGTGTCACATGGGCAACAATACCGGCAGCCCAACAGGATGGGGTTGAGCGATATCTTGCCGATCAGTGGAAGCCACTAATCGGAGATGTGCATCCGGACGCTGTTCCGATTGCGGTGAATTCTCCGTTCGCGTAATGGTGGCGGCCATACCAGCCTCTAGAGCGCGGATGGTCTCGACGAGCTTCATATACTGAAACCACGCCCAAGGCGGTTCGCTGCCTTGGGCGAGTTTTTCCTCGGCCCACTCGCGGACCTTTTTTAGCTCATTTTCCATAGAGCGTAGCTTTAGCCGATGCCGCACTTCTTTCTGTGCGGCAGAACCCATTGTAGATAACTGCCATTTTGGCCTGTCACGTGGCTATACTGTACGCACGTACAGTAGGTTTCTCAACTACCCAATCTGGCAAGATTCACTTTCACGAATGCCGCTGCGATTGCGGAACGGTTCAGTTTGTCGGTTCCTACAAACTTAGGATCGGCCACAGCAAGAGTTGCGGCTGCCTTCAGTCGGAAGTAACGATCAAGAGAAACCTGACACATGGCCACTCTGTCGGCGCAGGAACTAGAATTTATCGCGTCTGGTGCAAGATGATTGCGAGATGCGTCAATCCTAAATTGAGAGAGTACGAAAACTACGGCGGACGCGGCATCAAGGTCTGCGACCGATGGCTCAGTAGCTTTGAGAATTTTCTGGCTGACATGGGAGAGCCAGCGCCTGGATTGACGATCGACAGGTTGAATAACGACGGCAATTACGAGCCTGGAAATTGCGCGTGGCGCACACCGAAAGATCAGGCGCGCAACACGCGTCGCAATCTCAAATTGACATTCGACGGTTGTACACTGACGGTCGCCGAATGGTCTGAGCGCGTCGGCATTGGTCGAAGAACGATTGAAGCTCGGCATCATGCCGGTTGGCCTATCGAGGAAGTGTTAACGGTAATTCCTGGATCTGCCCGCAAACGCAAAGTTTGACTTCTTCGAGCGATTGTGGATAACCTACGGCATTCGAACTGCTCGGCGCAGTTCTCAGTGATCAGAAGTTAGGTCCTCCATTGCTCCGGTAGCCATGCGACCCCAGATGGGAGCGTCGTATGGCTTCGAATGTAAGCGGGCCTTTCGGGTTTACCCAGAGATCAGGGACCGGCTCGGCCCCAACTTTTGAGCAGGTAGGCTACCGCAACGGCGGCATTGCCTATAACGCTGCCGCCATCTACTTCGGCGATCCAGTCGTACCCACGAGCACGAGCGCTGGGACGCTTGTGCAAGCCGCAGGCGCTGCAGGCGCCAGCACGATCACCATGGCCGGTATCTTCTACGGCTGCAAATACCTCTCGACCGCGCAGAAGCGCACCGTCTGGTCGAACTACTGGCCCGGCTCAGATGTGGTCACTGGCGCGCAATCAAGCATCGAAGCCTATGTCTGCAACGATCCGAACGCGCAGTTCCTCTGCCAGAGCGATTCCACCGGCGTGACGCAGACGGATGTCGGCGCAAACTTCGATTTCAACATCGGCACTGGTAACGCAGCGAATGGACTCTCGGGAGCCTATCTGTTGCACACCGGCGTCGTAACGGCAGCCTACCCGTTCCGCCTCGTGGCTCTCGTCTTGGAACCGCCAGGGGCGCCTGGTACCGCAAGTGGGGCGTACAACTACGCGGTCGTGGCGTTTAACAACGTCCAGACGAAGGTGGGCTTGGCCTACAACGCCTGATCATGAGCAATTCATTCGACATCGATCTCTCCGAATACGTGCCGTTTGAGCGCGTGTCGGATGAAGATTTATCCAAGTATCGGCTGATGAACAAATGCCGCATGTCCGAGACTGGTTGCTGGATCTGGACTGGCCCCACGAACGGCAAAGGGTACGGAGTTTTCTACGTCGGCGGCAAAGACCGCGCAGCTCATCGAATCAGCCACGAGGTCTTTAAAGGTCCGATTCCGCCGGGTCTGCACGTCCTTCATTCGTGCGACAACCCGTCATGTGTGAATCCCGCACATCTGCGTGCCGGGACTGTGAAGGAAAACATGGCTGATCGCGACTCGCGCGGTCGGCGCGATGTACGCGGCGAGCAGATCGGAACGTCGAAGCTGACCGAGGAAGATGTGCGAAAGATCAAGGCATCTCCCGGAGTTTCGCAGAAGGTATTGGCTGAAATGTACGGCGTCAAACCAACGCACATTTGGCGAATTCGGACCGGAAAAAGTTGGGCACACATCGAGGCTTCGGAGAACGTGAATGGCTATTAACCTCTCTGCTATTAAAGACCTCCTGTTGCCCGGACTGAGGGGTATCACTGGCAAGTACGAAATGATACCAAGCCAGTATGACAAAGTTTTTACTAAGTTTAACAGCAAGTTAGCGTTGGAACGCACCGCCGAGATGCGCTACCTCGGGCTCGCGCAGCTCAAGACCGAAGGCGGTCAGACGCAGTTCGACAACAACGCCGGTGAGCGCTATGTGTATAACCAAGAGCACGTCGAGATCGCGTTAGGTTATGCGATCACCCGAAAGGCCATCGACGACAACCTCTACAAGACCCAGTTTCACCCGTCGAATCTTGGCCTGAACGAGTCATTCCACCAGACGAAGGAAATCTACGGCGCGAACGTTCTGAACACTGCGACTACGTACAACGCCAATATCGGCGGCGACGGCGTCGCGCTGTGCTCTGCCTCCCATCCGATCGATGCCGGCGTGTTTGCCAACACGCCCACGACCCAGGTCGATCTGAACGAGGCGACGCTGCTGAACGGCATGATCGCGATCCGCACGAACTTCCGGGACCAGGCAAACCTGAAGACGTTCGCCCGCGGCCGCAAGCTCATCGTGCCTCCGACGCTTGAGCCGGTGGCGATTCGCCTGACGAAGACCGAACTGCGGCCCGGCACAGCGGACAACGACGTCAACGCGATCCTGTCGACGGCCGGCGGCATTCCCGAAGGCTACATGGTCATGGACTTCTTGACCTCGCTCTACGCGTGGTTCCTGCTGACGAACATCCCAGGACTCGCGTACATGGAGCGCATTCCGTATGAATCGGACATGCAGGTGGACTTCGTTACTGATAATTTGCTTGTGAAGTCGTACGAGCGCTACAGTTTGAACTATTTCAATCCCCGCGCAATTTTTGGGTCATTCCCGACGTCGTAACGGAAGGAGTCCTCAATGGCCTATCTTCCAGGAACGAGCAGCGCCTACCCGGATATCACGGGTGGCCAGCTCACGCAGACTAACGGCGACCCCATCACGCCGGGGACCTATTTTACGGGTCCAGTGATCGCCGGGAGCATTCTGGCAAGCGACGGCTCGAACGTGCTCGCTGGCGCGGGTTCCTCTCAGGGCACCGCGAATGCTGGCTACACGGTGATGGCGCAGTCGTGCGTCGTCAAACAGGCTACGAACAACGGTAACGCCGGACAGTTTGTATGTCCGATCGTGATTCCGGCGCAGTCACAGATCCTGCGCATCACGCTCAATGTGACGACGGCATTCAGTGGCAGCGCGTCAACGCTCGGTATTGGTACGAGCGCATCCGCGACCGCACTGACTACGGCGAATGCTGTCGTGACGTCCGGAGCGCTGGGCCAAGTCTCGGTGTCTCCCAGCACTGGCGCGACGCAGATCGGAAACTGGGACAACGTCGGCAATACCGATGTGCAGATCGTTTTGCTGTCGACCAACACCGGAAACGGCGTCGGCACGCTGACAGTGGAATATATTCAGGGTATCAATAACGCCTCGTAACGGAGATTGGAATTATGAAAGGCGGACGCAAGCACAGAGAATCCGGCGGCGAGAACGAGGCCGAAGAGGACATCAAGGAAAAGCCTGAGGCGCGCACGAACGCGAAGAAGATCGACGACGAGGCCGAGGAACTCAAGAAAGGCGGCCGCGCGAAGAAAGCCCGCGGCGGCAAGATGGTCGGCAAGGTCGAGGGCGAGAAAGGCGCCATGCACGCGGGTCGAAAGCCGCGCAAGTCTGGTGGCCGCACTGGCTCCGAGGCACAGCCGTTCACCGGCGCGCGCAGGGGCACCGATGCTCCGGGCCGCAAGATGATGAAGGGCGAGCTCGAGGGCGGCGAGGATTGATCGAATGGTGTAGGGCGATGGCCCACTGGTTGACGGACGGGCCTCTTCACGAGGCTCGTTCCATTTTTGGAGTACGTGAATGCGTCCGATAATTGCCACAGTAGGACCTCTCGCAGCGGCTAACACCAGCAACATAGCGGCCTCGCAGACGCCAGCCGGCGCCGGTGCGATGACGCTGAACGGCTCGCTGGTCGCCAGCGGTATCGCGATCCTCGACAACCCGCGGCGCGTGCTGATCACAACGGCCGATACGACGACGGTATTTACAGTCACGGGCACCACGCCGACTGGGTCTGCACTCTCTGAGTCGTTCAAGGTCGTCGCAGGTGCCTCGTACACCGGTCAAGATTTCAAGACCGTCACGTCCATCACTACGAACCAGGGCACGACGGCTGCGGTGACGGTGGGCACGAATGGCATCGCCTCAACCTCATGGCTGCGCACGGACGAGTGGGCGAATCCCGCGCTGTCGATCCAGTGCAATGTCACGGGTACCGTGAACTACACGGTACAGGAATCGAATGACGATCCGAACGACCCGACCAATCCGGTGCTCCCGAGCGCGATGACGTGGATTAGCACGAATGATCCAGCAGGCGTTGCGGCGACTGGGGCGATTCTGACGAACTACCTATTCGCTCCGCGGTATGTGCGCGTACTGTTGAATTCGGGCAGCGGGTCCGTGACGGCGACCGTGACACAATACGATGTGGTGAATCGATGAAACGTCTGATATGGATTCTGCTGGCGCTCCCGGTCCTGGCTTGGGGACAGTCGACAAGCAGCGGGAATGCATACCTTCCTGGCGTCCCGAGCAGCAACGGCTATGGCACGACCGGGTTGTGCCTGACGAGCAACGGGCCGTTCCCTAATATTCCGTCGTTTCAGGCTTGTGGTGCGGGCGGTGGGTCGGTCACAAGCGTTTCGGTGGTCACGGCGAATGGTTATTCCGGAACCGTCGCTACAGCTACCACAACGCCAGCGATCACTATTTCTGGACCCGCGGTACCCGCCTCGGCAAATCCCACAGCCGTAGTCGGGGCCAGCGCTGTCAATGGATCTGCTTCTACGTTCATGCGCTCGGATGCCGCGCCCGCGATTGATTTGACGTTCACGCCAACATGGACCGGGTTGCACACTTTCAGCGGCGGCTTTCTGTCAACGCTCCCCGGAGGCGCATGGGGCAGCGGCGCTCTGGCGAGCGGCAATTCTCCGATCAATCAGAACGCTACGTTCACCGGCACCACTACGAGCGCGAGCGCCAATTTCGGAATGTTTCTGACGCAGACCGATGATTCATCGGACACCGCGTGCTCGGCCGGATTCTGCACTGGCATGGGTGACTGGCTACAGATTGGCGCGAACTCTGTGGGCGGCCGCACCGCAGGGTTTTTCAAACTCGATCTGAATGCGGCTACCAGCAATAGCGGTGTGCAGAACTACACCGCGCTTTCTTCGAGTTGCAATCTTCGTGCAACCGATGCCTTCCCATCCTCATGCTTCGGTTCAAACCCGCAATCACATCTTAAAACCAATGTAGTCTCAAAGTCGGTTATTGGAGAAGAAGTCGATACATGGACTGAGACCTCGCTTTCCGTCACCGTAGCCAGCGTTGCGATTACGGGAACAGCCGGACAGTTCTCCTGTACGTGCGTCGGCTTGGTGGTAGGGCAGCAGATAGTGATTTCCGGAACCTACGGCGGCACTGGATCGATTACCGGATACACCGACCCGACCAGCTACTTTGTGACCGCCACGAACGGCACATCGACGTTCACGCTACAAAACGAGGCACAGCAGGCCATTGTCACGACCGCTGGCACGCCGACTGGGCTGACCTATACAGCGTCTGAGATAAGGGACCGCGTTGGATTTCAGGTTGTCGATGTCACCGGCTCGACCTACGGCCAGCAGGGCGCGCGCGATGATGACGCAATTGCTATCACTAATCAGTATGCGCCGAGCACCGGGCTCGGTTACAAGACCGGTCTCACTTTCGGCCGATATGGTGGCAACGCTCCGGTTGCTACTGACGGCACGCTGATCGGTGGCCAGGGCAATCAAGGAGCTGGTTTCACCGTTGCCAATGGCATTGATTGGTCGAAAGGAACCTTCACCGGCTACGAACTTAATTTCGGCAATTTCAGCGTAGACGGATCGGGAAATGAAAAAAACAATTCAGTTGTGGTGGGATCGCCCACCGGAGGCAATAAAGGCGCCGGGACCGTCAACGCGACCGGCCTTTATGTTAACGGCACGGCGGTTGGTGGGAGTTTGCCAAGTAGCGCCGCCTATACTCTAATCGGTAACAACACGGCGAGCACAGCAACGGCCGCTGCTTTTGGCTCAGGCGTGGGCGCTGTTTTCGATATACGTACATACGGCGCCGCGTGCGACGGAGTGACCGACGATCACGCGGCTTGGCAGTCGGCCATCACTGCGATAGAGGCATTGACGCCGCCCACTGGCGCGCTTGCGCCGATTTCCGCGACTCTGAAGGGTTGCCAGAGCGGTAAGTCGCTGGTCACAACTTCACTCAACTTTACCGGGCTGACTTCCTTCGGCACCCCGACTGCGCTTGATGTGACGGTTGACATGACTGGCTCCTGCTTAGTTGGTCAGACCAGCGGCACGCCGGTCATTGATGCGCTTGGTGCGCGGTATATAAGCTGGGAGCACCTGTGCATCTACGGGTCGGGCACGAACACGCCGAACATCGGCTTGCAGATCGGTCGCGCTAACGGCGCTCACAGTGCGGACGTTCACCACTTCAACCGCCCAGTCATTGAGGGAAACTTTACCTTCACAGCCCTCTATAACGAGGGCTCCGAGGACAATCTCTTTATCGACCCAGTCATCTGGAACGGCTCCGCCCCTGGGACCGTGACCGGGGTTGCTATCACCGGGACTGCCGGGCAAATTTCCTGTACGTGCGCAGGACTTGCGGTAGGTAATACGCTGGTTGTTTCTGGCACCTTGGGCGGCACAGGAACGATCACTGGATACACGAATCCTACGACTTATATTGTATCAGCTGTTGGGAGCGGAACCGCCACGTTACAGCCCACGGCCGGTGGCGCATTGACCACGACGGCCGGAACCCCGACTGGGCTTACCTATACGCCAGAGGCGTATGCACTTGTGCTCGATGGTTACAATCACTGGAACGTCCAGTCAGCATTTGCCACTGTTACCGGCAATCCAGTAGACACCAACAGCAGCTTTGGGAACAACGTCTTTATTGGCGGTTGGATAAGCGGTAATAGCTCCAATGTCATTCCGATCTGGATCGCGAACGCGAGCTGGCATCAGTTTATCGGTGGCTATGCGACGACCACCGCAGCCAACTGCGTGGTTCTCTACACCGAGGCCACCGGCAACATCAACAATCTGAATGCTGATCTTCATTGCGAAACGTCCGCGATGACTGATGAATATCTGGTAAGCGGACCGGCCACAGCACCAGCGTTCACCAATCTTAAGATCCACGACCGTTTTTATCCAGGCTCTAATTCGATTCTGAAGCTGGATACTGGAGTTACGTCAGCCAGCATTCAGGGCGGCGAGATTAAGATCCCTGTCTTTTCTGCTGGAAATGGCATCAAGGTTTTCGATTCACCGTCTGCTTGGACCTTCAGCGGGCAAGTTTATGTACCTAATAGCGGTAATTGGTCAGCGGCCCCCGCTTCATTCTCTGGCTCGCTGTGCGTATTAAATACTTGCGATAACTATAAACAACCCTACTCGTTACAAAACACTGCTGCGGGTAATACTTCAGCGAACGCGGTGACGACAGCACTTAACATCACGGCATTTGGGTACTATGCTGCGAGCCTTGACAGCACTGGGAATAAAGTAGCCTGTTTTGGTGCCAGCGCTTGCCAAGATGATACCACTGGCGAAATAGCGGCTTTTGGCTTCGATGCAGGTCAATTTGTTTCTACCGGGTTGTCAAACACTGCACTTGGCAATTTCGCATTGTTGGGCGTCATCGGGGCAAAGACCACAGGCGCTAACAACACCGCCGTTGGCGATAGCACTCTCATCGCTGTTCAAGGCGCTGGAAATGCCAATACAGCGGTAGGCCAGAGTGCCGGCGCTACAATTACCACAGGTGCCACCAATACTATCGTTGGCAACGCCGTTCTCAGTGCGACCCTGACCACTGGCAGTAGCAACACATATATCGGCAACAGCGCATCTTGTACATCAAGCGCTATCGCCGCTGGCACCAGCAACACATTGGGAATTTGCGCTGGTAGTACCCCGATTATTTCTGCCACCGGGGGTGGCACGCCGGGCACATCTGTCACGACGATTGCCGGCCTGTTTGGTGGTGGCGGCGCAGCCCCTACCGTCGCAAGCGGCTTCGGTAGCACGCCAAGCATCGGTACTGGTTCCATTCCGTCTTCTTTTAGCGTCAATGTCGGCACAGGTGGCTCGGCTACTACCGGCGTCATCACATTACCAACCGCAACGAATGCCTGGTCTTGCTACGCATCTGATACGGGCACGACGCCCACCGGGCAGACCGAGCCATCTGCAATGACAACGACATCTGTAACACTCACCAATTACAGCAGAACGACCGGGCTGGCGGTTGCCTGGACCGCGAGTGAGATCGTACAAGCTAGTTGTTTCGCGCATTGAACGCCGTCGCGCAGCCCACCACGAACGCGCAGATCGATGCGCTAGCACAGGATGAGGAAGCCAAGCATGAAAGCATTTGTCGCCCTCGTCGCGTTGCTGATCGCAGGCGAGCAGCGGAAGCTTGGCGCTGACGTTGGGCGCTGAGCCGATCTATGTGATAGGTACTGTACTCTAACGTCAAAGTGCCAGCCTAACTAGGAGTTTCCATGAAGCGCCCTTTACTCGCATTGTTTCTTCTACTGGTCAGCCCTTTTGCGTTTGCCCAATCAACGCTCACACTGACCTGCACGGGCACGTCACCGGGCACGCTGACCTGCACCGGCACACTGCCCGGCACGCAGATCACCGCGTTGCCAGCCGCCATCGCATTCAGCGGTCCCGAGCAATTCGTCGGTGTACAGAGCGGCGCAGGCGTCTCCACAACCGCGACCCAGTTCAGCAACTTCACGCTCAACAACCTCACTTTTGCGAAAATCTTCAGTTTCTGGAGCGGTTGCAATTCTGGTACTCCAGTCCTGTTGTACAACCAGACGTGCAGCGCTGGCGGCGGTGGGGGCGGAGGTGTCTCCAGTGTCGGGGTGACCGTACCCTCTTACTTCAGCGTCAGTCCCGCCGCGATCACTTCTTCCGGCGTCTTCGGCATTACTCAGAACGCTCCATTCCCCGCGACCGCAGGCGGGACGGGCAATAACAACGCTTTTGGAATTTCCGTCGGCGGGGGTTCTTTTGCAACTATCGGTGGCGCGATCACGTTAGCAGCCCCCGGGACGGTGAGTGACACCCTCCCGCCTGGTACGTCAAACCTTGGATATCTGGGCCTCCCGAACAGCAACGGCGGTCCGTACACCACGAGTCACTCTGTCGTTGCCGTTGACGGCGGTACGAAGATACCTATGTTCTGCGGGAGCGCCTGCAACGTCACGCTGCCTGCTAACTCAGTGGTCCCACTCGGTAGTGACTTCTGCATCGAGATAGTCGCTCTACCTGGCACTGCCGTTGTAACCCTCGCGATCACCACTGACACCATGACTTTCTTCCCAAGCCTACTCACCGGCTCGCGCACACTCGTCGCGGGGAGTTCTGCTGTCGTCTGCAAGTACGACAGCACGCACTGGGCTAACTGGGGTGTTGGAGAGAGTTGATGGATCGCCTGATCATCACGCTCTGTTCGCTGGGCATCGCAGCGCTAGTTGCGATTGCTGGCGCGAACATAATCCCGGCGAACTTTATCGGCAGCTACGCTATAGCTGTGCCGCCTGTTCAGGTCGCTTCTAGCGTCGATGTCAGCACCGTCACTTATGCCTCAGCGCAACTCGTCGGCGATTGGAACGTAGTCGCGATTGGTTTTAATAGTGGTTCGGCGGCGATCACCTCCGTCACCGACACTGAGGGCAATACCTACAGCGTAGCTGCGCCGGTCACCGCTACCAGCGGTTACAGCCAAGCTATCTACTACGCCCCGAGCATCCTGGCGTCTGGCGCCGGAGCCAACAGCATCACTGTCGTCTTTAGCGGCACCCCCGCCAACCAAGATATCCGAGCTGTTGAATACTCGAACATTATCGCCTTCGACACCCAGGTCAGTGCAAGTGCTACCACTGGCACGGCCCTCAACAGCGGTAATGCTACTACTACTCAGTCCTCCGACCTGCTGGTCGGAGCAAGTTACATCTACGGCACTAACGCTACTCCTGGCGCCGGCTTTACTCAGCGCATCTTGACTTCCGGGGGCAACCTATTAGAGGACGAGGTTGTTACCTTTGCTGGCGCTTGGGCCTCTACTGCCACGGCCACGCCTACAGGCTGGTGGATACAGCAGACCGCTGCCTTCAAGGTTGCCTTTAATAGCCTAACTGCGGGCTCGAGTTCGAGTTCAGGCTCTAGCTCCAGCGGCGGTTCTAGCACCAGTTCTAGCTCGAGCGGCGCCTTTAGTATCGCTGTAGGTAGTAGCGGCAACGCTACGAAGTTCATCAACCAAGCTAGCGCTGTGGTGCAACTACGCGGCGTCAACATGTCTGGGATGGAGGAGGCTGGTACGCTCTCCTCCAGCGGCTCTGACGACCCCTGGAATGGCGGTGCCTCGGGCTTTGGTACTGTTGCCTCTGGAACCTTTGGCGTAGCCGGCACGATTCCTAATGACGCTTATCTTATCAGCCAAAAGGTAAACGCTGTCCGCCTTCCGCTGAATGAGCAGGCGTGGCTAGACTATTCTGGCGGCAACAACCCTGACCTTCAGGGCAACTACAAGCAAACTGTCGAAAAAGCGGTCGCGCAGTACACTGGCGACGGGCTTTACGTCATCCTTGATCTGCATTGGAATGGAACCGGGCCGAACAGCCCAGCTACTTCGCAGCAAGAGATGGCCGACACGACTTACTCGGCTTCTTTCTGGACGAGTATCGCTGGTGCCTTCAAGGGCAATCCGGCTGTAATCTTCGAGCTTTACAATGAGCCGCATAACTGCTGCACCAATGCGCAGCTCAACACTGGCACGGGCGGATGGGAAGGCTACCAACCCATGCTCAACGCCGTGCGTGCGACCGGAGCTACTAATGTTGTGCTGATGGGCGGTCTTGTCTACAGCAACGACGAGACGTGGTGGACCTCGAATGCGCCGACGGACTCCATTCACCAAATTGCCCTAGCGCATCACGATTACAATCAAGGTCTGACCTATGAGCTAGGTCTTACGGGTACTCAAGCCGCCGCTATCTCGATGCTCAACGCCGCAGGAGTTCCAGTCGTCATCGATGAGACTTCATGTGACAGTAACGGCGTCACTAGTTACCTCGCGCCATCCAGCGAAGGCGCGGGCATTCTGCCCCTCGCTGACACGAATCACTACAGCGTTATTGCTTGGGCCGCGAATCCTGCCGCTGGCTACGGTGCGCCAAATCTTACCCAGACCTGGAACAACAGCGCTGGCACAGCGACCACTACCACATGCGGCGCATACTTCTTCAACTGGACTGCGACCCATCTATGAGCACTGTCATCAGCGGACCTGGAAGCGCCAGCACTGTTGAAGTCGCTGGAGGTGCCTTGACTGGGCCGGGAGGGCAGAATCCGCTGAATACGAGCGGGAGTTATTCGTTCGCGCCATCGCTCGGTGTTGCCCGGCGGCATTCCGCGCAGGCCGCCGTGATCTGATGAATGCCGTCGTCACCGAAGTCACGGGCACTAATGTCGTCCAGGTAGCTACGCCTGGACCGCAGGGGCCGACAGGCCCGATGGGCAATCCCGGGCCGACTGGGCCAACGTTCTTCGGAGGGCCAACTGGGCCGACTGGCACCGCGGGCAATAATGGAACGAATGGTGCCCAGGGTCCTACGGGACCCGGCATGGGAGCCACTGGGCCGACAGGCCCGACTGGGCCATCTGGCACTGGTCCAACTGGCGCTGGGGGGCCGACCGGCCCCGGAGGTTCGACCGGTGCCGGAGGTTCGACGGGTCCCACGGGACCATCCGGCACTGGACCAACGGGGCCGACCGGACCATCAGCTCCGTTGCCAGTAGACAGCCTGAATATCAAGTACGACCAGACTCTGGCGGAGCAGGCTGCTGGCGTGCCGCCGACCTATTACTGGTATGAGCCCTACACGGCGCAACGCTACGGCATCGACGTTACTGGTACTACCGACAGTACGGCGGCCATGAATAGGGCGCATTCAATTGGCGTCGTTATCACGTACCCGCCAGGGCAAGTGCTGTTTGGAGCGTCAGGGCAGGTAACGATTCCTGGGGGCGGCATCAAAGGCTCTGGCCGCGTAAACTCCATATTCAGCTCGCAGGATACAAGCGCCAATAACACCATCATTTGCACGGGCATAGGTGCGCTTCTATTTGAAGACTTCGAGATGGGCCTTGATGCGGTGAAGACCAGTGGCGCGGTGATAGCGCTCGTTGGCGACGGAACAGGCCCGGGTGGAAGTTTAAACTCCTACACGGATTTCAATCGCTGCTCTTTTCTCGGTTTCCCTGCGTGCTTAAGCTTCGTGCAAGCTGCGTTTTGGTCTGTCGCGCGCTGCTTCTTCTTTCAGTGCGTGGGCGTTGCCATCAGTGTTCAGAACACGACCAACATAGACGGCGGCGATAGCATCGTCGGTCCCGGTAACGTGTTCAACGCGAATAACTCCACGGGCTTTGGCGTGTACTGGCTTTCAGGGGGTGGTCTTCGAGTCACGGACAACAAGTTTCTGTCTGGAAATACTGGCGTCGCCGTATCGCCTACCGCTGCATCTGGGTCTACTGGCGACTTCTATATAGGGAACAACTCCCTAGAGAATCAGAGTCAGGCTGGCATTTCGTTTTCGCGCAACAGCGGTGGCGTGACGCTCGGGCACGTACAGATTTACAACAATCAGACAGCGGGATGCGGCAACCATATTTTTGCAGGTGCTTCGGGCTCGACGTTCATCACTGATCTGCACATCTTTGGAAATACCTGCAATCTGTCTACGAACGATCAGGCTATTTATGCCAACTACTCTAACGATGTCATTATCGACGGCAATCAACTGGTCGGCAGCGGTTCGACCTGCAAGGGCATCGATGTAACCAGTACCTGTACAGGTGGGCGCATCGGCATCAACGGCTTCTCCGGTACGTTCCAGTACAAGGTCAGCAACAGCGGCGTTAAGATTTACGATCTATATCCGCAGCAGTTTGGGACCGCATCTAGTCCGGCAGTCACTACAGCGTATGGCGCGTTGTTTACTTCCAGCGGATCTGTGACTTTCGCGTCTGCGTACTCCGCAACCGACACTCCACCCTGGGTATGTCCTGTAGTTACTGGCGGGACTGGCGCGGCTGGAATCACGATAAATTCAATCAGCAACACTGGATTTACCTATACGGCCATAGGTTCCGCTTCCGGGCAAGTGATCACGTTTAATTGGATGGCGCTGGGGAACTACTGATGAGCGAGCGCGAGGCTTTTCTAGAACAGCAGTTCGCCGCTGCCGTGGGATTGCTGAGACACAACGAAGCTAACCAGGCCGCCTGCATCAAGCGCATTGGTGACCAGCACGAGCATTCCATAGCAGTGATGCAAAAGGCTTACGATGATTCCATAGCGCAGCACAAAGCGTTCGCGGCGCGTTACGCGGTCCTGCGCGAGCACATGGTGCGGGTGCGCGACTTGGGTATTCTCGCCAACAACGAGCATCTGGATCATCTTTTGGACAAAGAGATTACGCGCGTAACGCAGGCTCAGAAAACATCAGTGGCCATCAATTCTCAGCCTAAGATCCAGTGAAAATCGCCATCTACGCAATTGCACTTCAGGAAGCCAAGTTCGCCCAGCGCTTCTGCGACGCCGCGCGCGACGCGGATCTTATCTTCGTCGCCGACACTGGCTCGACCGATGACACGGTAAAACTGCTCCACGACAACGGCGCAACTGTCGCTCACATCGGCATCAAACCTTGGCGCTTCGATGACGCTCGCAATGCCGCACTTGCGCTGCTGCCGTTAGATATAGATGTCTGCCTGAGCCTTGATCTTGACGAAGTCTTGCAACCCGGCTGGCGCGAGGAAATCGAACGCGTCTGGACGCCTGGTACGACGCGGCTGCGGTACGGATTCGATTGGGGTTGCGGGATTGTTTTCAGCTATGAAAAAATCCATGCGCGCCACGGCGTCAGATGGGCGCTACCATGTCACGAATATTTGGTACCCGATCGCATCCCAGAAGTCTGGGCCAACACTGATCAGCTCCTAGTGGTTCACAAGTCAGACCCAGAGAAATCACGCGGCCAGTATCTGGATCTTCTGCGCATCAGCATCGAGGAAAACCCGACCGAGCCACGCAACGCCTTCTACTATGCGCGCGAACTCTCATTCCGCTCGATGTGGCGCGAGGCCATAACGCAGGGCGAGCGCTATCTTGCCCTGCCGCGCGCGAACTGGCCGAACGAGCGCTGCTATGCCATGCGCGTGATTGGGCGCTCGTATCAGGAACTTCAAGAGTGGGCGTTAGCGCTGAAATGGTTCCGCGATTCCTGCAGTGAGGCGCCAGATACGCGCGAGCCGTGGCACGATCTGGCGCTGTGCTGTTACCGGACTTCAAGGTGGGCAGAATGTCTGGGCGCTGCCCTCACATGCCTGTCAATTACGAATCGCGAGAAGTTGTACACCGTCGATCCGGTCGTGTGGGGCGCCGCGCCGCACGACTTGGCTTCCATTGCGGCGTACAATCTCGGGCAGTATTCGTTGGCGCTGGAGCATGCGCGGCGCGCCGTCGAGCTGACGCCGGATGATTTGAGGCTTCGTAGGAATTTGGAGTTTTGCGAGAGTAAGGCAGCGTGAGTACGCCGAATCCATCCAATACTAGTGGCGCATACCAGTTCTCTCCCGGAATGGGGGAGGCGGTCGCGTTCGCGTTCGGGTTGTGTGGTGTACGTAGAACGGCCCTACTCCAAGAGCATTTTGAGGATGCAAGGATGGCGACCAATCTCCTGATGGGAGAGTGGAGCGCCAACGGCGTTAATCTTTGGCAGGTTGATCTGGAGCGGATACCGTTAATTCAAGGATGTCCTACATATCCAGTGCCGTCGAACACCATCGTGATGCTCGACATGTACTGCACGTTCAATAATGGCCAGCAGGAGATTGATCGGATTATGACGCCGATCAGTCGTACGGAATATGCGAGTTATCCGAACAAGAAGCAGCAGGGAATGCCGACTACTGTATGGTTCAACAGATTATTGTCTCCCACCGCCAATTTGTGGCCGTGCCCAGATGGGCGGCAGGCATGTTTCAAATACTACAGACTTAGACAAACGCAAGATTCAAATCTGGCGAACGGCCAGAACGTAGAGATTCCGGTGTACTTCCAGAATGCTTATGCATTCGGACTGGCTGAGGTGTTGTCGTATTCGTGGGCGCCAGACAAGACTCCTATGTTGAAAATGAAGGCGGCCGAAACGTTCGGTATCGCAAGCAGACAAAACGTCGAACAGGCCAACATTTATATATCGCCGATGATTAGTGGGTATTTTAGATGAGCGAGAGAAGGTGCTCGAAGTGCAAGCTCACGCTTCCGATAGAAAAGTTCGGAAAGCATAGTCAGCGAAAGGATGGAATTTCGTTGTGGTGCAAGGATTGCAATCGCCAGAGCATCGCTCGACTTCGGGCAACGCCAGAAGGCGCTGAAAAGCATAGAGAGCGGGAAAAGGCTAGATACCATTCTGATCCAAAACCTATGAGGAAACGTCTAGATGAATGGCGCGCCGCGAATTTAGAGCGTGCTAGAGAAACTAATAACGTGGCTCGTCTTCGCAGGATGGAGGATCCAGAGTACCGCAAGAAAGAGAATGCGCGAATTGCAAAGTGGGGTAAGGAAAACAAAGTGCGCCGAAGTGCTAGCGCAAGAGCTAATCTCTTGCGTCGTCGCCACGCTATGCCTTCTTGGCTAAATGCAATTCAAAAAGCGCAGATCCAAGAATTCTATGAGATATCTGCCGCGCGCACGATGCAGACTGGAATCAAACACCATGTGGATCACATCTTCTCTATCCATGGTCAAGGATGGACCGGTCTCCACGTTCCATGGAACTTGCAGGTATTAACTGCTGCCGACAACGATAAGAAATGGATCAAGGTGCCGAAGAAATTCGAACATATGCTGTGGAATCCACAGAAAAACCTTCGGAGCCACCTCTAATGGCTTATGCATCGCGCGCAGGTAAAGCGAGAGTTTCGGCTAAGAAGCCGTCGGCGTTTTTTGTTTGTGACCGATGTGGATTCTGGGGAAACAGATGCGACGCACAATTTCAGGCTGACTGGCGCGGAGGAAGTTTACAAAATCTGTGGCTTCTAGTTTGCAGGCGATGTCTCGACACACCGCAGGAGCAAAACAGGGCCGTGATTTTACCCGCAGACCCTGTTCCAATATGGCAGCCGCGCCCGGAGAACTTCGCAGACGCCGAAACAGACTACCGCTCGACGGTATCGAATGCCGTTGACCCAATCGTCGGCATCCCAACCCCCTCGACCACGCTGCGCGTCACCGAGGATTGCCAGAATCGTATTACGCAGCCCATCGGCAGTCCTGCGGGTCTCGAACAAAACGCCGTCATGCCCTACAACGGCGGCGTGCAGAAGGCGTTCGGCGTGCCGCTCGCGCTCCTGTCTGTCATCGCCGACGGAACCGCGACGATTGTCGTGACGTGCTCAAAAGTTCATGGATTACAGCCCAATGATCAGGTGTCGATCGAGGCGCTGTCGGATCGCGCCGCTTGTGGATTTTATAGCGTGACCGTGCCGACGGCGACGATGTTTACCTATATGACGTCTGGGAACATTCCAGCGGGTTCCCTGCTGACGCCGAAGACCCGCATCGTGACAGCGCTGGTCGGATTGCCGTACGGTTCGCCAGCCATCCCTGTGGGGGTAACGTGAGCACAACCACCATATTGCAGCTCCCCCAAGCCGTCGCTGGCCTGCTTGGCGTCGAGCAATTGGAAGCCGCGCAGCCGACGACTCTGCCTAACGGTCAACTTGGGTGGGTGTCGATCCGCGTATCGCTGGCTCAGATCGCGGCCATTGCGTCAAGGATCGGCGCAACGGGCCCCACGGGCGTCATCTACGCGGTTCCAGCGGCAGGCGCGAATAACGACTACACCGCATCGAATCAGATGGGTCCAGCAGTCGGATTCGTGGAGCTGACGCCGACAGCGATTTGCAATATCACGGGTCTACAGGCTGGATTCGATGGTCAGATTATCGTTATCACAAACCTAAGCGCCTTCGCTATGACGCTAAACGCGCTGAATGTCGGATCGATTGCTGCCAACCAATTCAGATTGCCAGGCGACTTGATTCTGACGCAGAACGATTCGAAATCGTTCAAGTATTCGGCAACGATCGGCAAGTGGGTGGCGCTGTGATGAAACACATACTCTGGGCATTCTTGCTGGCAAGTACCGTCGCCTCTGCGCAGGGCGTCTACCACTACTTCCCACCGCCTGGAATCACGTACGGGTTGGGCGCAGGACTGTCTTTGGGTTCAGCTACCGGTGGGGTTCAGGGGCCTGGAACACTCAATGCTCAGGGGCTATTTGTTAATGGAATAGCGGTTGCAACAGGCGGCTCTCCAGGCGGCTCGACCGGGCAGCTTCAATACAACAATTCTGGCGCGTTTAGTGGCTTTGCGTTGGGAGGCGACTGCTCGTTCTCACAGCCAAACATCACTTGCCTGAGAACCGGTGGAGTTCTTTTCGGCACGGCTGCGACGACCAGCGTAGGTGTCGCCGGAGCGACTATCCCGCTGCTGAACGGCACCAATACGTGGTCGGCAACGCAGTCTTTTGCCGCCATTCTTACGACATCCATCACTGACTCTGCCATCACCGGTGTGACGCAATGCCTGCATGCTAATAGCTCCGGCCTGATCTCAGGCACTGGATCAGACTGCGGCTCAGGCGGGGGCGGATCATCCGCGTTCAATGCCATCACCAGCGGTACGAATACGACCGCAGCCATGGTGGTAGGGAGTGGCGCGTCGATCAACGTGGCGGGTTCAGGCGTGAACAACGCCAACGCAATAAACGGAACCTCGGTTCCGCTCTCTGCGACACTTCTTGGCAGCAACTCTTCCAGGCAACTCGTAAGTCAAGCTGCGATCCCATCTGGTTTCCTGCCAGCAACGGTTCCAAGCGCCGGGGGAGGCTACACGGCAGTGGGCACGAGCTGTTCGACCAGCGCTCTCAATGGCGGCCCGAGTGCCTCGCAGCAGGTGGCGTATGGTGGCTTCACGACCGGAGGGACCACCGGCACGTGCTCAGTCGTGCTAACTTTTACCACGAACGTGACACCGACTAATGGCTGGCGCTGCAATATGACCGATGAGACTGGACAGTTAGCATTTATACAGACCGCGCACACCGCGACGAGTTGTACCATGCTCGGCGTGGCGACGGTCGGCGACTATCTAAGTTATGATGCAGGAGCCTACTGATATGCGTTTCCCACGCTCATTCACTCTCTATCTACTGCTACTGCTAACTGCGGCGCTCTCTGGCGGCATTCAACTGAGAAGCGCAAGCGCGGCGACAGCAGCAGCAACCCCCAACCTTGGCTACTTCTCGGCCTCAACCGTGCTAAGCGCAGCGTACCCGGCTTCTGCGGTTCCTGTGGGGACTTCCGCAGTTACGGGTGATTTGGGGCCAGTGTGGAGTAACGGGGCGTCCTGGGTCGCTTTCAACGCATCTACCTGGTCGAGCAGTTACATCCCTGGCACGCCGACTGACGCGCAGCTGATCGCGAACTACCCAGCCGCGAGCTATAACGGCTACACCGCGACGACCTCAGATCTGGGTCCTGAGCAGAGTAACGGTACGCGCTGGCTGATCCTCAACCCCCCGGTGCCCGCAGGAGCCGCAGCGCTCGGGCTGCACACGCCGCTCATCATCATTCATCCGGTCGTCTCTGACATAAACCTAGTCCCCTCCAACGGCACGCCGATTTCTAACTATTTTACTTGCGGGGCTCCAGGGGCGAATACAGGGTGCACGTCTGCCCAATTCACAACTACCAATGGGCAGTTGACGCTGGTCAACGCTGGCAGCACCGGCACATACGGAGGTTTTCTCTCAGCCGCGACGTTCAATCAGAACTATACAGTCGCCCAATTAGCATCGGGTTTCCCGCAGATCCCGATGAACAACAAGTTCTACTTCGAGACGGCATCGACGGACTCAAACGCTACGACGACTCAATGGGATGCGGCGTATCTGTGGACCGTGGAGGGTCAAGCCAATACCTCGATCGCGCAGTACGTTGAGTACGACACCGAGGAGAACGGATTCTCCTCTGGTGGTTTTTACGGCTTCACGCAGACGCTGCACAACTGGCCCGCGAACTCACCGCAGGAGTCTTATTATAGCGGCACTAATGTCGCTTACAACAGCGAGCAGATATGGGGCAGCGGCTGGTCGCCGGCAACCAGCGGAGGCTTTGTGCTGCCGTGTTTCAACGGCACATGCTTCTCTCACATTACATTCGCTTCGGTAAACATGGTGAACTCTGCGTGGCAGAACAATCATTTTGAAGTTATTTTCGGTTCTGGCCTGCACAGCGGATCAACACCGCACAACATGCAGGTCCGCTACATCGCGGTGTGGGTTGCGCCTTGACCGCTCCAGCCACTAATCCGCTATCCTATAACGCCTACGTCCAGCAGTTGGGCGTCATGGCGGTTGCGCTGACCCAAGAGATTTCTGGCCTCTATAGCTTCATCGATGCGCCCATGCAAACGGCGCTTCCGCAGGCGCTGAATTTCGCTGAGTTACGGATTCAGCGCGATATAGATTTTTTGAATGCCCGTTCGTCTAATACCTATGCGCTAACTGCCGGACAGAGCACCATGTCGATTCCGATCAACGATTTCCTAACCGTTGAGACTCTAGAAATCACGCAGAACAATGGCGCGCAAGTCATCAATAGCAGCCCGTTGACGCCAGTGTCGCGCGAGTTCATCCAGAACTGCTACTCAGGACTGGCGCAGTCAGGGCAGCCACGTTTCTTCGCCATGGCCGGAGACACGTTCGGGGATGGCGCCAATACGAATATCAACGTGCTGCTAGGGCCACCACCGAACTACGCGTATCCAGTGCGAGTCAATGGCGTGATTCGGCTGCCGTCATTGGCGCAGTTTGTTACGGCTGGCGTGGCCGATACGGCGTACACGTATATTTCTGAGTTCTTGCCAGACATGCTCATGATGGCGAGCATGATTTATATATCGGCGTTTCAGCGCAATTTCTCCGCGACATCGGATTCAGCCGATATGGGACAATCGTACGAGAAACAATATCAGGCGCTGCGGCTCGGCGCGATCAGCGAGGAGAACCGAAAGAAATTCATGGGCAGTTCCTGGTCATCGTACTCCGCGCCAGTCTCTGCCACGCCGACGCGGTGACGCATGCCGCATGCAATGCTTCGCTTGGTTGGTGGAGTTAATACGACAGAGACGCCGGCACTCAACGAGAATTCTGGAATATCGTCATCGAATCTTATTCGCTACGCGTACGATCCCAACGGCTCTCCCCTCTGCCAAAAACTCGGCGGCTGGTCGCGCTTCTTTCCGAATGTAATGTCCGCCATCGTCCGCGCGCTGTGGGCGTGGGAGGACATTGACGACAACGCACATCTGGCATTTGGCACGCAAGTGTGGCCATCCGGAACGCAGTCGCAGCTTGGCGTCATCACTGCTGGCGTTCTTGCTGATATCACGCCGGTGCAGGCAAATAGCCTCATCAACCCTCCGACGGCGTTCGCGACAATCGGCAGTCCGTCGATCAAAATAGTCGATGCCGCCACGCCTGGAATTGACGGTACATGCAGCGTGTACATCCCGACGCAAATTGCCGTGGGCGGAGTTGTGCTGTTCGGTCTCTACCAGTGTGATCCTGACGCGTATGCAGACGCGACATCGTACACTGTATACGCGCGGGATATCCTCGGGAATCTATTGCCTGCGACCACGACCGCCGCAGCCGTACTGCCAACGTTTACGACCATAGGTGTCAACACCGTCGAAGTCACATTGACCAATCACGGGTATTCTGTCGGAAACACGTTTCCGGTTCTCGTGCCAACTACGATCGGTGCTAGTGGCATCACTCTCTATGGCAATTACATCATCCAGTCTATTACCAACGCGAACTCCTTTACGATTCTGGTGCCTGGCGCTGCTTTCAGCATAAATACCGCTACGCTGAACGGGGGCGCCGCGATTTTTATTTATAATGGAAAGGGCGCATCACCGCCCTCAGCATTGCCGATTGCAACAGCAGATTGGACATTAGACAATTTCGGCCAAGATTTAATCGCGTGCCCAACTACCTCAACGGCAGCCCCGCTAGGTGTCCAAATTCCGTATCAGCCGATCTATGGCTGGACACCAGTCGGACAGTTAACTGCCGCAGTGATACCGCAGGCGCCCCCGCTTAACGACGGCGTGTTCGTCGCGATGCCGCAGCGTCAGCTTGTGGCGTGGGGCTCGACGCAGACCGGCATCCAAGATCCTCTGCTGATCAACTGGTCCGATGTCAATAACCCATTTCAGTGGATTGCGCTGGTAACCAATCAAGCCGGCTCCTATCGCATCCCGAAAGGCTCTCGCATCGTGGGCGGCGTTCAGGGTCCACAGCAGGCACTCGTGTGGACAGACATTGACGTCTGGTCGATGCAGTACATCGGCCCTCCGTACGTCTATTCGTTCAACGAAATTGGCTCCGGTTGTGGCCTGATCGCGCGCAAAGCCGCGGCGTCCGTAAACGGCATCTATTATTGGATGGGGCCATCGCAGTTTTACACGCTCGGCGCAGGCGGCGTATTACCGCTGCCGTGCCCAGTGTGGGATGTCGTATTTCAGAATCTCAATCAAGCGAACCTGACGAAAATACGCGTCGCAGTCAATTCTAGGTTCGGCGAGATCCAGTGGTTTTATCCTTCGGCGAACGGTACTGGCGAGGTAGATTCGTACGTCAAGTACAATGTCTACATGAACGAATGGGATTATGGTTCGCTGGGCCGAACGGCGTGGGTGGATCAGTCGGTGCTCGGGCCTCCGATTGGAGCCGATCCTGTGTCGCTGTATCTCTATCAGCACGAGACCTCGAACGATGCCGACGGCGTGGCGATGTTGCCGTTCTTGCAGACTGGGTACTTTACGATTGCGGAGGGGGATTTTAAAACCTTCATCGACTTGATTTGGCCTGACATGAAGTGGGGGTTTTTTGACGCCGCCCAAACGGCGACGGTCCAGATCACGTTCCTAGTGGCCGAATCCCCCGGCGACACGCCGCAGATATTCGGCCCCTATTCGGTGACTCAGGCCACCAAGTATTTCAACACTAGATTGCGCGGGCGGCTCGTTGCGATCAGGATATCGAGCAGTGATCTAGGAAGTTTCTGGCGTATCGGAGCGCTTCGGTATCGCTTTGCGCCTGACGGGAAATTTTAATGACCGATAGCTATACCCATCCGCCAACGGCTCCTACGCCAGCTGCCAAGAGCCCACAATCCGCAGGCGCATCGCTCTCCGATATTCTCTCCGCGATCAAGAATCTCGTGACGGCGGTCAACGCGCTCGCGCAGAACTACTTGAACGTCGAGGGACTGACGAACTCAGGGCCATTGGCGGTTCCTACGGTCGTCAAAGCCTCCGCTGGGCGCGTCGCTCGAGTCAGCGTGACGACCGCGGGATCGACGGCCGGCATGATCTATGATGGCGCGAGCTTGTCAGCTACCTCGAAACCTATGTACGCCATCCCGGATGCGGTTGGCGTCGCCGAATTTATCTGGCCGTTTGCGTTCGGAATACTCGTTGTTCCGGGGACGGGGCAAGTTGTCGCAGTGAGTTATTCATGAGCGATCCAGTCACAATAGCTCTACACACGGCCCGCAAGCGCCGCGACGAAGGTGGAGTCACCACTACGACCACGGCTGGGCCCGGAGCACGCACGCCGAGGTTTCACGCGGGGCCGATTCATAGTGGCGTTGCGGGTCGGACAGATCACCTGCCCATAACGGTTTCTTCGGGGTCATACGTTTTGCCTGCCGATATCGTTTCTGCGGGCGGCAGCGGCAACACTCTCGCCGGCTTCAAAGTCCTGCGCCGAACCTTCGGCGGCGAGCCGTACGGTCACGGCTCCGCACCATACGGCCAAAAATCCGGCGTCTACGGGCTGCCGGTCCAGTACGCCCGCGGAGGCCGCACCCGCGCCGCCGGCATCCTGTTCCTATCTCCCGAGAAAGAAGTGCTGCTGATGCGCAGGACCGAAAACGACGGCGATCAGGGTAAATGGGCATTCCCGGCTGGCGGCATCAAAAAGGACGAAACCCCTGAAAATGCCGCGCGCCGCGAGACGCGGGAAGAGTCCGGATACGAGCACGAGGGCGGTTTGTCGCCTTTTATGCATAGCGACAAAAATGGGGTAGACTTCGTCACGTATCTTGCTCATTCTAAACGTTTTAATCCGGCGCTCAACCATGAACATGACACGGCCAAATGGGTGACCCTAGATGAGGCTGCAAAGCTACCGCTGCATCCGGGCGTCAAGGCTGCGCTCGAAAAACTCGCCACGCGTGCGGGTAAGGCCCACGGCGGCGAATCCTCGGGCGTGCCGATTGTGGCGGCTGGCGGCGAGTGGGTTATTTCGCCCAGTCACGTCAGGCAAGTTGGCGGCGGCGACATCGATCTCGGGCACCGCGTGCTCGACAGTTTCGTGCACCGTGTCCGTAAGGAACTGATTGGCACCCTCGTCAAACTTCCAGGCCCCAAACGTGACTGACTCCCCTCAAACCCAAGACACCCGCGACATTGCCGAGCACTTGGCGAGCAGGATCATCGATGATCGCGCCTTTGACGTTATCGCAATGTCGTATCTGATCGAGAATGAACTCGACAAGTACGTGGAAGAGGGAACGATGCGACTGGCTAAGGCTGCGGATCGGCGATGACGGAAGCCGCCGTAACAGTACGCGTCGCCGACGCCAGCGACATGGAAGAGATCATGAAGCTTGCGGTTGAGGCGTCCAAGGAAAATGGATTTCTTGAAGCGAGTGTGAATCTGCTCGTAAAGGCCGCGTGGGGTCCTATCAATCAAGATCACGGCATCATTGGTTGCATTGGGGAGCTAGGGAACACAATCGAAGGTATGGTAGTTCTGAATATAGGAAAAATCTTCTATAGCGATGAGGATTGCCTAGAAGAGCGTACCTTGTACGTGCGGCCAGCGTATCGCAGTGCGCAAGGTGGGCGCGCGACAAAACTTGTTGCTTTCAGCAAGTTCGCCGCCGATGCGTTGGGACTGCCTCTGCTGATCGGTGTGTTGTCTAACGAAAGAACTGAGGCTAAATGCCGTCTGTACTCCAGAATGCTAGGTCCGCCTTCCGGGGCGTACTGGATCTATCGGACTCGGACCGGTGGGCATGAGGTGGTGGCGTGAGCGCAGACAAGTTCTACGTTTTATCTTCAATACAAGAAAAAACTCAAGGAAATCAATAACTTGGGCGGGAAAACCAGTACCAGTACCTCGGGCGTGTCGATTCCGCCTTCCGTACTCGCGCAGTACAACAGCGTCAACCAATCCGCCGGCCAAACCGCGCAAACTCCGTTTCAAACTTACGGCAAGACCGCAGCTCCCGTAGCGCCAGGCTATAACGATACGAACTCTGGCACATTCGTCGCGCCGACAAATGCGGAGCAAAATCAAGGCACCTCCGATATCAACGCCGCTACGCAGCCGATCAGCGGCTCAGATATAAATTCGTATCTCAGCCCGTACCTCGGCGACGTGCTCGGCAGCACAGAAGCGCTGCAAAACCAATCGAACCAACAGGCACAAGCTGGGCAGTTGGGGAACGCTATCTCTTCCGGCGCTTTCGGCGGCGACAGAACAGGCATCGCAGCGGCAAACTTGCAGGGACAAGAGAACCTTGCGAACTCGAATGTTATCGCCGGGATTGCTAATCAAGGCTACAACACCGCGCAGGGTACTGCACTGACAGAGCAGCAAGTCGGCCTCGCTGGAGGACAAGCAGAAATCGGCGCGGGCACGGTTCAGCAGCAGACGCAGCAGGCGCAGGACACTGCGGAATACAACCAGTTCTTGCAGCAGCAGTCCTATCCGTTCCAGGTGGATCAGTTCCTCGCGAATATCGCTGAAGGGACAGGTTCTTTATCCGGCTCAACTACAACGACAACTCAACCCGGCGGCTTCTTCTCTGACAAGCGTCTGAAGCGCGACATCAAGAAGATCGGCAAGACATACGATCATCAGGACGTCGTCACGTACAAGATGGGAGATGACAAGCGCACGCGCATCGGTCTCATCGCGCAGGACGTCGAGAAGAAGCACCCGGAAGCGGTCGGCGTGGCCGGCGGATTCAAGACTGTTGACTACGGTAAGGCGACGGAGAAAGCGGCCAATCAGGGCCACTTCTATGCTGGCGGCGTCGTGCCGATTGGCAGGAAGCGTTACGCCGATGGCGGCTCCCCCTACGGCGATGGCCTCGCGGGAGTTCTCGAGGCCCAGCGCTCTATGTACTCGAGCATGGCGGGGGGCGCTGGCCAGCGGCAGATAAATTCGACTGGCAGCGGCGGGGGCGGTCATTCGCTGGCCGTGTCGAATGCGCCGGGCGTGGCCCCGCAGTCTGGCATCAGCCAGGTCAATAGCGGGATCAATACAGTCAACAACGGCTATAAACTGTACGGCAACCTGACGAAGCCGGCGGCAACGCCGTCTGGCGGCGTGGTGCCGAGCTCAGCGACGCAGGCGGCGGTTCAGCCTGCGGGCCTTCAGGGCGCTGGGCTGCAGGCATCTGGTGTGACCACTGCGGGCGCGCCGGAAGCGGCTGCGACGGCCGCTCCGGAGGCCGCTGCGGGCGCTGGAGCCGGAGATGCTGCAGCGGCAGGGGCGGCCGACGCGGCCGCCACAGGAGCCGCTGCAGATGCAGCCGGTACGGCCGCAGCAGGAGCCGCTGGAACCGCTGCAGCGACCGCAGGCACGACAGCAGCAGCCGAGGCCGCGGCAGCCTTGGCGGCCGAATACGCGGCCGCAGACGTGGGCATGGCGGCCCTCATGGTGGCCAAGCGCGGCGGCAGGATACGGCGGGCCGCTGGCGGCGCGGGCGGCACACCTTACCTTGAGGGCGGCTTGGATAGCAGCGGCGACCTGAATATACCGGAAGATCCGAATACGTCTACGCTGAAAGCGGCCCCCGGCGCCGGGAAGCAGCCGACCGGCCTTCAGACCATGATGACCATGGGCGATCCGACTAAATGGAGCAGCCTCGCTGGCGGGATGTTCAGCAACCAGGCGCTGGCGACGGGCGGTGTCGCGGGGCGGCGGGGATATGCCGATTCGGGTGCGGTGGTGGATTCGGCTGATCTCCCGGAAGTTGATGTGACGGCGAACCGCGATCCGCCTGCGTATGACACGGCCCAGGTGCCTGACAACGCGGCAACGGGCGTGGTGGCTTCTGATCCGTCGGGCCCGGAGACTGCCGCGCCCGACAGTACCGGCGTGGCTGCTGGCGCGCACGCTGCACCCACGAAATCCCTCTGGGACAAGATCAAGGGCAGCGCGCTCGCCAAGCCGGAGAATTGGATACCGCTGGCCAATGCCATCAGCGCCATGGGGACGGCGAAGACGGTGCATCCGGGCGTGGCGTTGGCGGCTGGGCTGGGAGCGGGTGCGAATTCGTACCAAGGCGAGCAGACGGCGCTTGCTCAGCAGGGAAGAACGGAGGCTCAGACCGGTCTGCTAGGTGCTCAGGCGACGGGCGTCGATATCGCGAATCAACTGAATCGCATTACGAATCAGGCGGCAGCTGACGCCCTTTCTGGGAAAGGCCCCTACGCTAGTCAGTTACGGACCCCCAGCTCGCAGCAGACACCAACCGCAGCGTCGGCTGCTCCCAGCGATACGGCTTCCGCTATCGATCAGAATGTTCGCACGCAATACCAAGTGCCCCCGATCACTCCGGATGAAGCCGATTTCAATAATCGCATGACCGCGCTCGCGGCGGCTACTAAAAATCCAGCGTGGAATGACATAGCAAAACAGCGCCAAGCTCAGCGCGTTCAAGCTCAGACATTTACCAATCAGCAGGCTGCTCAGCATGAGGCTGCGGCGCTCCAGTCGGTCATGAATGATCCAACGCAGGATAAAGTGATCAGAGATGCCGCGACTGTTAGATACAACGCGGTCTCTCAGCCTCAGTGGACTGGTGCGAAAATAGAAGATCAGGGAGGTTCACTACGAAATTCGCTAACGGGTGCGCCGACAGCTGGAGCCCAAGCTCAGACATTGACGCCTGAGCAGCAAGCTGGTCTAGCAACGACGCTTCGCGGCCAGGATCTGAGCAAACTAGGCATTGAGCGTGATGAGAACGGAAATTTGTGGGCAGTCAATTCGCTGACTAAGCAGCGTACGCAGATCGGCGGTGCTGGGGCGCCAGCTGGCGCTGGTGCGGCTGCTACGCCCACCGCCAGACCGAATGCTGGAGGGGCGCCCCCTCAATCGGCGTCAACGCCTGCGCCGCAAGGAAATTTCCTGCCTGGCATCAATTTCGATGCCTTACCGAAAACCGCAGCCCAATCAGGATTCGCGACGAAGACGGGCCAGATCGGTCCTCAAAAGACAGAGGACTTTCGAGCATCTCAACTGTCAGATGCGAACGATGCCGCCACGCAAGATGCTAAAACTCGGTCAATCATAACGGCAGCTCAGACCGAACTCGGCAAGATTACCCCCCGCTCCGTTGGTCCTGCGTCTGATGCTTACAACTACTTTCAGAAGCTATACACAGGGGTGTCCGGCAGTGCGCCTGATGCGCTTGTGAACCAGGAGGCGCTCGACAAATACCTGAATCAATTGGGTGCGCAGAACGTGCGCTCATTGCTACAGGGACAGAAAATCACCAATCAGGAAATGATGACATTCATGACGCGAGGTTCACCGAATGTGTCGATGCCGCTCCGTACGATTCAGAACCTTGTGAATTATATGGCTGCCGATAACGGCTACGACGCGAAGCTTCAGGCGACGAAGATTCACGCGTTATCGCCGGCAGTTAATGCCGACCCATGGAGTTTACCTGGCACCCTTGATGCTACTGCTGGCGCGAGTCGCGCTGAATACGTGCAAGGGAAATTGGGATTTACGCCTGCTTTCACGCCAAAGCAGAGGCCAGGACAGACGACAGCGCAGCCCACGATTGTGCGCACCGGCACGGCAAACGGCAGGAAGGTCAATCAATATTCTGACGGCTCCGTAGCGTATGCCAACTGATGCCGCTATAGACCCATCGGCGGTTCAGTGGGACACGGATGCACCTCCGCCTGCACCTGCGTCAGGACCTCCGGATGCGTCGCAGGTAAAGTGGGATGATGACGCTGGTCCCTCTCAGACCGCCATGGGCGCCGTTAATGCGGGAGTTGGCGGCGTCAATGCCGGCGTCGCTGACATATTAGGGACGCCCGTCGATACAATGCGACGCATAACGGAACTCGCGAAAGCTGGTGCCGGATCGGCATATGGCGCGTTGACGAGCACCGACGAGTTACCCGCTGGCGAAAAACCTTTGAACGGCAATAGGGGCACTCTGACAACGCACGGCCTCTACCATTACATCGATCCAACCACTGGCTCTGACACGTTCTCCAAGAATCCTCCGCCATCGGGAAGCCGCCCCTATACCGTCTCGCAAGTAAGCATCCCGTCGTTTCTGCAACCAACACCTGACGCGAACGACGTTGGTGGCTCGGCCAGCATCAAGGCAGGAATGGAGGCCGTGGGTGGGCCTGGCGTGACGACCCCGACCGAGAATACTCCGCTCAATCGCATGATTCATGCTGGCGGAGAGGCGCTCCCTTATACGATAGCGACGCCAGAGGCGCCGGTCAGCGGCGCGATCTCTAATTTTATGGGAGGGGCGTCCGCACAAGCGGCGAAGGAAGCTGGCGGTGGGCCGATCGCGCAAACGCTTGCGGGTCTCGCAGGCGGAAGCCTGCCTGCGCTAGGCACAGGCATCGCTAGTGCAACGCGACTTGCCGTTCGTGGAGGCTCGGCTGGACAAGCCGACATGCAGGCGAGATTAGCGGATGCGTCGGCAAGCGATACATCGCTGAGCGCTGGTCAGGCATCTGGGTCAAAACTGCTGCAGATGGGCGAAGCCGCGAGTTCAAAATTCTGGGGAGGCGGACCGCTAAGGCGGTTAGCCGATGGGCAGACCAAGGACGTCGGCAGTCGCGTCGATAGCATCGTGGACAATCTCTCGCAGGGAGCAGATGTGTCGCCGACGGAAGCTGGAACGGCGATCAATACGGGCGTCACAGCGGCTAAGCAAAGCATGCGCACTGCTGAAAAGGCCGCGTACGCTAATGTGGACGCGCTGGTGCCTCCGCAATCTCCTATTGATGTATCTGGAACGCTTGGGCAACTCAAGACACTGGTTACACCGACTCCTGGCGCAGCACGGTCAACCGCAGCACTTGTTCTGGCTAAGATTCAAGAGTTGCACGACAACTTGGCCGCTGATATCGCGGCCAACGGCGGCAATCCACAATTGCCGTACGAGGCTGCCTCAGCGCTCAAGACGGCGGTGGGCAACTCGATAGACTGGGGGTTTGCGCCCAGCAATCCGGTCCAAAACGGCGGTCTCAAGCAAGTATACGGCGCGCTCAAGGGCGACATCGATACGGGCGCTGCGGCGATCAGCCCAGCCGCAGCCAAGGCGGTCGGTGATGCTAAGGGGCTATATGCCGCCAATCAGGCGCGGCGCGATGCGTTGAATCCGATCATTGATCGTGCTGGGGGACCAGAAGCGGTCTATCAGGCAGCGACAAATGGCACTAAAAACGGCGCGACTAAAATTGGGCAGGTGATGGGTGCGTTGGCTCCTGATCAGCAGAATATAGTGCGCGCGACCGTCCTTGACCGACTAGGGAACGCCATTCCAAGTCAGCAGACGGCTGGCGGGAATGCGTTCAGCGTCAACACTTTCCTGACCAACTGGAACAAGTTCGATCCAACGGCTAAGGACGCGCTTTTCGGACAGAGCGGCTCTCCTGCGACTCTGCGCTCATCGTTGGACTCGCTGGCTAATACGACCTCTACGATCCGCAGTAGCACGTTGCTCAAGAATCCATCAGGAACCGGCGAGGCTGTCGCTCACGGTGCTGGGCTCTTTGCCATTCTGGAAGGTCTTGGAGCCACTGCTATGGGGCATCCAGGCAATTTAGCTGCCGTAGGAGCCGGTTTTGCCGCTAACAACGTGTTGGCTCGGGCATTGACGAATCCGCGTACTGCGCAGTGGCTTGCGCGATCAACGAAGGCTCCAATCGGCATACTCCCGAATGCCATCAATCAGTTGTCGCAAATGGGTCAGAAAACTCAAGACCCAGACGCGACCGATTTAGCTAACCTTCTAGCGAACGCGACGACTGCGGCACCCACGCCGACCGCCCGCGCCACTGGCGGCCGCGTCGACCACGAATCTCTGACCGCCAGATTATTTACCAGATGGAAGCAAGCCCAAAAGGACGCGGACGCGACAACGGAGCCGCTGCTGAAGTTTCCCGATGAGGCGATCACGAAGGCTTTGAAAATAGCTCAGAGTCATCCGATCACATGAGGGCTATGTATGAATGACAACGACATATTCGGAAAAGCTAGCAAGAACAACCCAGTGTATTGGCACGGCGCTGGCACTCCTAACGAGCGATTCATCTTCCGGAGACGCTCGCCGGAAGATCGCGCCGTCTACAGGGGAGGAGACAAGTGGCACATCGAGGGGCTTGATGATGTGACTACTGATGAGCTTATTAATTTGTGGCGCCATGCAGATGGCAAGATCTATCCAGAGCCGTCATGAATAACTTCTACGATGTCGTCGAGTCTGTTATCGAGACGTTCGCTCGATTCGCGGAAAAGACTTGTACTTGCACCCCTGTCGGAACGCTAGGACATGGCGCTGCTGGACCTCGTTTCCATGACGCCCATTGCGAATATGTGAGGCTTGTTAATGGGCGCGTAAGGGAACCAATGCAAGGAGCGCCTGTAGTAAACGCTGAAAGTATTCGCTTGGCGATGTACGGCGACGTGTGGGAAGGCGTAGAAACATTGCAATTAGCTCAGGCGCATCCCATAACATGAAAACGTACGTAGGCAAGGACGTGCTTGATTGGACGCAGGCTGATCGCCGAGAGCTTGATAGAGACGTCGGCAAAGCGCTCAAGCGGCTCGGCGTGTCAAATCGTGTGCTTGTCGATCTGTACCTACCGGGAATTCGTGGCGGATTGTGCGCTGGCAAGAGTATCGCCGATGCCATCAAGCCGTCGCAGCGTGATCTGGACAATCCTACCGGCTTCGCCATCAGCAACGGGCTGACTGGCAGAGGCAAGCTGCCGCCATGAACTGCGTTGGAAATTATAATTTCTGCATCGACCAGAACGCGACCCTGACGCGGATATTCACGTGGCTGGCAGGATCGTGTTGCGGTGCCGTGGGCTCGCAGCCAGCGCCGGTCGATCTGACGGGCTACACGGCCAACATGCAGATCAGGCCGTATCCGCTCGCGACTGCGGTACTCTTTGACGCGAGCGCGGATATCACGCTGGGCGGTACAGCCGGCACGATTACACTCGTGATTCCGGCGAGTGTAACCGCTGGTTTCACTTGGTGGTGCGGCGTGTACGATCTTTTGCTGACAGACCCGTACGGCAACGTGACCAGATTACTGAGCGGCGCTGTCAGCGTGTGCCCAGGAGTAACGGCGCCTATCTCTGGGCCGACGCCTCAATTAGTGCTGCTACCAGGAGGTGTGCCGGTGCTGTTGCCTGGCGGTGGCGGGGTGCTTACGCCGTGATGAACTTTTTAATCATTCTCGCGCTGTTGGCGCCTGGGGTGCAGTGGTGCTGATTATCCTTTCTCTCCGTGAGCGGTCATTTGGCTGCCGCTCGATTCACCCTAGTGGGCGCTGGGAGGGGACCATGAGGACGCTGTTGTGACCCGCGGAGAACGTAATTGCAATCCAGGGAACGTCCGCATCGTTCATGGCGTTACATGGGTAGGCCAATCGGATACACAGACGGATGAGGCTTTCGTGCAGTTCAAAGATCCGGTCTACGGCGTCCGCGCCATTGTGCGGATCATGCGCAGCTACCAGAGACAGGGACTACTTACATTGAGCGAAGCTATAGACCGATGGGCTCCAGCGAATGAGAACAACAGCGCAGCCTACGTCACTGCGGTTTGCACGCCATGCGGGGTGAGTCCTGACGATATCGTGGATTTCGATGCGATCATGCCGCATCTTGTATCGGCTATCATTCGCCACGAGAACGGCGAGCAGATTTATACGCCGCAGCAGATCAATGACGGGATTGCGCTCGCATGAACGATGTCGGCCTCCACCTGGTGCTCGAATCGGTCCTAGGGGCCTCTTTGCTCCTGCTGGGAGCGGCTTACTGGAAGCTGCAAACCAAGAAGGAGCTTGCGAAGGCGGCGCTGGAGGACACTGCGAGGAGCGTCCAAGATCAACTCGGCTCTTTGAATCACAGATGCTTATTCTAGGGCAGGCAGTGCAGCCGCTCACCGCTGCGATGGCCGCTGTACTTGTAAAACAGTTGACTCACTTTCATGCGCCAAATACCGATGCACTGCTGGCGAAAGTCGGTCCGCCGAGTACACTCACGCGCGCGGAAGAAAAGCAACTTGCGGAGGCGATGGATACACGGATGATAGACGGCGATATCACTTTGCTGGAACGCAACTCGGCACAATTGCTGCTGCTATTCATTGAACGCTCCCGGCTTGAGGATAATGGCAGTATCGAGGGCATGGACCTAGCGCTGGTCGGTGTTCCGAGGGCGCATGAGTGAACGGTTTCAGTGGTCCGATAGTGATCGTGATCGTCGTGGCTGTGGTCATTTCGCTTTATCTGATGTTTTGGAAATAATGGAGCTGACATGAAAATCGTTGCTTCTCTCATCTTGGCAACCGCTGCGGGTGCTGTCTTTGCCCAGACGACGCAAACCGTGCCGATCATTGGTGGCAGCGTCACGATCACTATTCCGGCGCCGATACCTGGTCCTCCTGGTCCTACAGGGGCGCAGGGACCCATCGGCCCACAAGGACCACCTGGACCCACGTCCTCCTCAAGCTCGAGCAGTAGCGGAGCAAGTTCGTCAAGCGGTTCCTCATCGTCAAGTTCTGGCAGTTCGTCTTCCTCGAGCAGCTCCAGCGGCGGCGGGGCATCTCCCTCGGGCACTGTTGTCACCACTGTCGGCCCAACGCTTACAGATGCCGCAGGGCATAGCTGGGCGATCAGCGCTGGTCAGCAGATTGTGCAAAACGGCGCGGTGCTTGCAGGCACGGCCAACGTCATCGCAATCGCCTACGTCAACGGCATGCTCTGGCAGGAGAACGCGTCTTGCAACTGGTACAATTTCAGCGGCACGCTCTCTCCTGCGCTGGCCGGATTGAAGGGGCTGCCAGCTTGTCCGCCCGTCGCTAGCAGCAGTAGTTCATCGAGCGGGGGATCAAGTTCATCGAGCGGCGGTGGTTCCGGCTTCGGTATCAAAGTCGTCGGCAAGACGCTGGTCAACACGAAGACCGGTGCGGCCGTTCAGTTGCGCGGCGTGAATATGTCCGGGTTGGAGCTATCCAGCATCCTCGGCAGCGGCGACCCGTGGGGATACGGGGGCTTCGGCACCTCATCTGGCAACATCCCGAACGACGCCTTCGTCATAGCGAAGAAGTGCAACGTCGTGCGGCTGCCGCTGAATGAGGAATCTTGGCTGCACTACGCCAATAGTTCTGGCAAGAATCCTGATCCAAGTGGTAACTACGTGGCCGTGGTGCAGAAATCCGTTGCTCAGTACACCGCTGACGGCCTGTTCGTGATCGTCGATCTGCACTGGAGTTCGCCTACTGCCGGCGCTATTGCCAGTCAGCAGCAGCAGATGGCCGACACGGCTTACTCGCTTACATTCTGGACCTCTCTCGCCAATGCGTTCAAGGGTAATCCTGCGGTTATCTTCGAGCTCTACAACGAGCCGCATGACATTTCAAACGCCGTTGTCGATGGCGGCGGTGGCGGATGGGCCGGTTATCAGCAGATGTTGAGCGCAGTTCGAGCGACGGGCGCCACGAATGTTGTGCTGATGGGAGGGGTGGCTTGGAGCAACGACGAGACGTGGTGGACTAGCAACCGGCCCATAGACACGCTAGTTCCGGCGCAAATCGCCGCCGCGCATCACGACTATAATCAGGGTCTCGGCTATGACATCGGCAGCAATGCCGGCGCTGCGGTCGCGATGCTGAACGCGACGAATGTTCCCGTCGTTATCACGGAGGTCGGAGATAGCAATAGCGGCTCGTCCTACATCTCGTCTGTACTCGGCGTGGCGGACCAACAGGGATACGGCGTGGTCGGTTGGGCGCTCAACCCGGCGAACGGCTTCGGGGCGCCGAATCTCACGCAGAGTTGGGACAACAACACCCCGTCCAACACGACGCTCGATACTTCGGGCGCGTATTTTTTCAACTGGACGTCGAAACATTCTTGATCTGTAGGAGATAATTTATGGGACTCATCGATCTTTTCGAGGAACAGGTAGATGCGCTTCTCGAGGACGTACGCGGAGGTGCTCTCACGAATGTGTCTTCAGAGACGATGAAACTTGCGGAGCAGGCAGTCGGCAGGCAGGCAGAGACAAGTCGTTCGGAAAAGCCGGAGTGGGTCGATAAGGTGTCCAAAGCAGTGGCTCAGCTCGACGACTAAGCGGCTCTTGCCGTGCCGAGCGAGCCGTGTCCTACAAACTGGCAGTACGGCACACACTCCTTATCGTTCTGGTACTTCTCTGCTTCGGCGGTGGTGGGTACTATGAGTCCGCCCGCGTTCCTGGGTTCGGCCTCGGTACGGTGCTGCTCATCGTGGTTATCGTTCTATTTTTTCGCGGGAGACCGTAATGGATATTGTTCCCTTCGTGCTGCAGTTGCTTGCGCTGTTGTGCTTGCTCTTTGCCGCCTTGAATCTCTTTCCACCCACCCCACCACGCACGGTTCCGATCTGGTTCCCGACCGGAATGTTCTTGTGGCTGCTCTCGCTGATGCTCAACGCTCATCTGCACGCTGCGGGCACCGCAGTTGGCACGCATTGAGCTGACACTATGAACTCGCCAGACCCAGCGTCGCCGACTCCGGTCACCGCCGGGGCGATTCCGTTTTACAGGTCTCCGCAGTACATCCTTGCCATGTCGATTGTCGTGGGAGGCGCGTGCGCGTTCTTCCCCGCGCTGGGCGCGATATTGAAGAAGGACCAGATCAGTGTCTTGGATTTTGTCGAGATCATAGGCGCTGCCATTGCCTTACTGGGCGGTGGCGCTGCCTGGATCATCCGCCAGATAAGCAAATTGCAGCCCATCACGCTGACGCAGAAAGGTGCTACAGCCGCGCCGGCCACGCTCGCCAGAATCGAGACCACCATCGCCATGAACGAAGCCGGCATTACACCATCAGGCGTGCGTGCCGCACAGATTCAAACCGCGCAGGACGCTACTGCAAAATCACTTAAGGACATTTCTAAATGAGCAACAACGTCAACAGCCTACTCACCTTGATCGAAAGCAACCTCGAAATTGATCTGATCCCGGTCGGCATCGGGGCGCTCCAGATCCTGCAGAAGAGTCCGAATCTTGCGGGCATCGAGGCCGCGAAGCTTTACATATTAGGTAATGCGCCGGCCGCATTGCTCTCTGGAGCAACGTCCATCCTGCAACAGGAAATCACGGCGCTCACCGCTAAACTAGTGGCCTACCAGGCCGCAGCGGGGACGCCCCCCAAGCCCGCGTGAACGACGCCGCAGTAAAGCTGGCATTCGTTCGAGGCGAAGGATTCAGCTCGGGCCTCATCGGTCGGGTGACCGGCTTCTTTTCGCACGTCGATTGCGAGTTTGAGGACGGAGTGTTATGGGGCGCTAGATCAGATAAGGTCGGCGGCAAAGCATCTGGAGTCTGGGGCCGCCCACCGGATTACGAGAAGTGGGAACACCGCACGGTATTCGCCCTCCCATGCACGACGCTGCAGCGCGAGTCCTACCATGCGTTCTATGTAAGCCAAGAAGGCAAGCCATACGACTGGCGAGCAATCGTCAATAACTTCGGACTGGGATACGATTTTCGCACGCCGGATCACTGGTTTTGCTCGGACATCGCCACGGCGGCTGGCGAGAGCAGTGATCTCTGGGGCATACCTGACGTTAGCGGATTGCGAAGGCTATTCGTGCCTACATATGGCACTTCCCCTGGTATGCTGGCCATGTTGGTAAGCGGCAAAAACGGCACGACCATTCTAAGTAGCTACTGAAAGATCCTGACCTGCCTAGCGCCATTGTTGTCCGTGAAGGACGTTCCGGCAAAGACCGGCGACTGGCTGATGCCATCGTCATTGGCGAGGAGCGCCAGCAAGCCCACTTCCACCACGCCGTTCCAGGACTGTGTCTTGGTCGACGTGCACCCCGTGGCCGTCACCGATACCCGATAGACCGCGCCGGTATCGATCACGGATACCGCTCCGGCGAACGTACAGCCGCTGCTGGCTTCCGTTTCGCTCAGATTACCCTGAGTATCGATCGTCAGGATATCGCCTGCCAGGAGCGTATAGGAGCCCGAGAGCGATGCTACGGACGGCGTAGCCGCGTATCCGGGCTGCGGGTTGCCTTCGATACTGCCGTTGAGTTCTCCAGAAGCGGATAGCGTCAGCGTGGTCAACAGCGTGCCGCTGAACGCCTCAAGAGTTGCTGCGCCGCCGCAGACAATCCCATCCGGCAGCGTCAGATCATCAGCATCGGCACCATAGCCAGATCCGGTCAGCGTCGATTCCACGTCGGTCAGGGTGCCGTAGAAGAGATACGGGCACACGGTGAAGTCCTGCGGTGGCTGGTTCTCGAGCATGAAGAATTCGCCGGCTGCGGTGGAGATCAGGTAGCTGGTCTCGCCATCAGGCCCAGGCGCGATCCAGAAGCCGCCCATGTTAGGCGTGGCGACGGATGATGGCGTGGGGACGGGGGAGACTGTCGGGGGGGGTACCGCAGGCGGGGGTGCGGCTGGAGTGGCCACGGGGGGCGAAGCTGCCGGTGCCGCAGGCGTGGCCGCAGGTATCGTTGCCGGCGCAGGCGCGGCAGTCGGTGCCGATGGATCACTCCCTCCCCCGCACGCGGACAGAAATAGGGCAATCGCGCACAGATATACTTTCATCGGCGCACATCCTCAGAGTCAGTCATTGAATACTGCGACTTCAGAATCCTTCCCAGCCGCTTACGCACGCTCGCGCTAGGCGGAAATCTGATACCGAGGCGCCGGATCAGCTTATAGAATTGCGTGCGATTCATGCCTGCCTCGCGCGCGGCATCGGCTGCATTCCATCGGCACTCGCGGAGCACTCTGCGCAGGTAGCGGGTATCCGCGATGGCGCGGGCCTCGAAGAAGGTGGCGCGGTCGGTCATGGCACCTCCCAAGGCGTGCTCGGGTGCGCGGAGGGGTGGGTCAACTCGTCGTCAACGTGAGGCGCGTTCCAATGCTCATGAATCATCACTCGTGGAGCGGCCGCTAATTCGGCGCGCAGCCGTTCGATCTCGGCGAGATGTCCATTCAGCACCTCAACAATTTGCGGCCACCTGCCTTCACGGGCTTGCGTGAGTTCGGCTGTGAGCCGTTCGATCTGCGCCTGGAGCGCATCGTAAGCTGCGGCCTCTATTCGCTGTAGCCGCTCGATTTCCCCCGCCTGCTCATTGAGCACAGCGGCAGCCAGTAGCTCGATACTGGGCTCTCCGCCCTCATCGACATCGCCGATGCGGCGTAGTTGCGCGATCAGTTCCTTTGTCATATGCGCCGGCTCCACTGCCATCCTCGCTGCACGAACTCCGTCAGCTCGACCCATGTCGCGAGGGCGAGGTAGATGAGGAGGGATTTCATTTTGGATTAGACGGCGAGGACGAGCGTATAGCCGTCTTCAAAGGCTTTGGCAGGCGAGTACGATTTATAGCCATCAGCATAGACCACGTAGTAGCCGCCTTCCTGAGGGTCCCGCTGCAGGTAGTCCTCACCGACGCTCAGCGGTGCATAGCCCTCCTCAGCGAATACCAGCGTGCCGCCCGGTCCTTTGCCGTCTCGCCTGCCAGGATGAATCTCGGAGATCTTCAGCGCCCACACTTCCTTGTGGCATTTGTACTTCGGCATCTCTGCTGCTGCTTGCTGTTCGTTCATTGCAATCTCCTTTAAAGATTCCTCGGATAATGGACAGGTGTAGCTGCCGTAATGGGTGCCACCGCACTTCGCGCAATTGCCGTGCGCATCAACGTCCCTATTCATGCTGACGCTCCCTCTCCCACGCCTCGGTGAACTCGGCCCAGTCCCGCGCGATCAAAGCAGTCTCTGGCTTTTTTACTGGCGGCTTCCATATGCAGGATTCCCACGTGCCAGACTTTTGACTTTCAAAGTCATCGCGACGAGGCCGCAACACGCCTTCCGCTGCAATCCACAATCCTGTCTTAACACCTTTCTGCGTATTCGGGCACGGAGCGCATTCGACCTCAATTATGTAGTCGGCATCTAGCGTAAACCAGTGACGCCTGAAAAAACCAATGGGCTCGATAACAACAGCGGCCAACTTGCCGGTTACATGCAGGTCCTCGCGCGAGCAAAAGGCCCAGACTGGATCTCCAGCTTTGCCTTCTGTCCAGCCACCCGCGCAGCGCGTTGAGCGCGAGGAGAATGGCGATGAGGGAGAGCCACTTCATGGCTTTGGGTCTATGCCGAGCGCAGAGCACGTATCTAGATACGCTTTCTTCCACTGATCCCGTTCGATAGCGATACGCGCAGTGTCCTCGCGCCAAGAAATTCTGAGGCGATTATTGACCGCGTTTAATTCCTCATTAGCGGCTTTGAGAGCATCGATGTCGGCGAGGAGCGGTAGCGCGATGCGGGTCATGGCGCCACGAACTCAGCCGGTGGTCGTGGGATAAGCGTGAATGTCGGACGCCACATATGCAGGCAATAAGGATGGCAGTTCTTGTGCTGGGCCGGAGGTACGTGCAACTGCATGACCGTATCGCAGTCTTCCCACAGCTTGCGCTTGACCCACTCCATTTCATCCCACGTCGGGCAGCGATCCTTGATGCTCACGGAAACGTGCTCCCAGCCTTCGCCGCTGCTGGCTACGATGACCATGCTGCGCGCAGGAATTTGGAAGCAACCGTTCTCGTGGTCGCCCATATCGTTGGGATCGGCCCAATGCGGCCCACGGTAAATCTCCATGTCGAGCGGAATCTTTAGCATGCGCAGCTACTCCACGCCGTCTTGAAACTTATCACCGGCCATCGTATGCCTCCACCTCTCCCCCTCGCACCATCTCAGGCAGCGGCAGAAGAATAGCGTGGCGCCGAGTGAGCACGATATGCCGATCAGGCTGAGAAGAAAGGCGGTGAAGTACATGGGATGCCTCTTACGTGGTTCGGTTAGCACGACGCCCGAGTTTCCAGCCAGCTCGAAAGGCGTGCATAGCAATATGGGTTGGCGAGTATTCGCCAAATGTCCGTCTCCACCAGCGAAAGAACGATTTATTAATTCTGCTCATGGGTCTGGGTTACGTGGTGTGCTTAGTCTCGGGACTCGGCACGTCAAATGGAAACGCTTTCTGCAAATCGAGGTTCTGTTTCCGGGAGGCCTCCGCGTTTGCTTTATTCATTCGCTCTATTTCGCCCACAAAGAAAACGCGCGATTCCTTCAGGCGGTCGGGTTGATACACTTTGGCCTCGCCTGATATGTCGATGGAATAAACCGCACCGCATTCATTATCAAGCTCAAGAAGGTACTTGCCGGGCGTAGTCTCAAAACGATGCGGGCATGATTTCGTGGTGTCCTGGTGTACGAATAAAAACGCAATTTCTCTTGGGGCAATCGGCGTGGGTGATGTCGGCGCCGAGGAACAGCCAATCATAGTGAGCAGAATGAAGCCGGCGCGTATGGTTTTCATGATGGGGCACTCAATTGGTAAGTAACGTGCAGCCGTAAGGTGACTTCGCAGGCGGGGGAGCCGCTTCAGGCTCGAAGCTCTTACCTTGCAAAGCTGCTAGACCATTGGCGAGCCGCGCCTTGTCGTGGTCATTTTCCTCAACCTTTTGCGCCTCTGCTCGACGCACTTTTTCTGCGTCCAGTGCTGCGAGGACAATGACGCACCGCTCGAATCCAGCCTCATATTTACCCTCCAATGGCTGCATCTGCATTGTCAACGAGCCGTGGAAATGGCCCGAGCACATCAGAGCGACGGCGGCCAATGTGTTGAATACTGCGTCAGTCATGTTCGTTTACTCCCTCTCATCCTCTTCAGTCTGCGCCTCAAGCCTGGCGCTGCCGATCACAGAAAATATCGCCAGCCAGCCTAGACAGGCGACAAAGCCGGCGATGCAGACCCAGATGATGATCGTGGTCATTGCACGGCGCCTTTAAGTGCGGGGGCATTGGGGGTCTCCCGTGCGCTGGAAGTGTAGTGGCGCATATCGGCACCGGATGCTTTAAGCATTCGATAGACCGCTGGCGACACCAATACTCTGCGAGTCGGCCCATTACGACGCATCGCGTCCAACCGCCTAAACGTTTTGCGAGTACGTGGCGGACACGAATCCTCAAGTAGCGTATCGGATGTACCACGCCCATCTGGTTTATAGTTCACTTCCCCTCCTCCCACATCCGATCATTCAGCCTATCCCGCCGCTCGAAGGACTCGAAGGGGGCGTCGTCAGATTCGAGTTCGCCTTCGCCGGCCGTCCTTAACGGATCGTCCATAAGCTCGCGGTAGAGAGAGGCGATGATGTCAGTTTCCATGGAGCGCCTCATTGGCCCGGCGGTAAATATGGCGCATGGCTACCTCGGCAGCTTGTCCGACTCGAACGTCGCCGTTCTCCAGGCATTCGCCAGATAATTCTTTGATGAATTGAAGCGCCTTACGGTACTTCTCCGACGCACGCTCAAGAGTCTCCAGTTGTGCAACAGGAACGTACTGACCAGATATGTGATTGCTAGTCTGGGTCGCAGGTATTTCCTTTGCGGCTCGTGCATGCATCGGGGCAAATACTTCCTTGAGGTCTTGCTGATGCTGTTCACATTTATCTTTCATGTCATCACCCTGCCGGCCACAGCACCGCCGGCTTCTGCATCTGCGCGAACTGCCGCTGTGCATTCGCGGATGTCTCGTTGATGCCGATCTTCTCCCCCTCGCGCAGCGCGTCCTTGATGACTTTGCCCAACGCGTACAGTAGCTCCAAGTCAGTCAGCGGTCCTTTGGGCCAGTCCATGGCGTGCTTGGCGGTTAGGATGCCTTGGATCTCTACTAGTTGGGGTTGGGTCATCGTCGTGTCCCTCTAGGTTTGTCCTTGATCTCCGATTCCAGCCTCTCCGCCATCTCGCCGTAAGCGCCAGCTCTCCCCGCTTCCCACAGCGCGCGCCCCAAGATTCTGCTGCGGTCAGTGCAGGTTACGGCATGTACGTACTGCGTCAGCAATTGACCGGCCAGTCGCTCGGCTTGGGCTTGTTCGTGCAGGGCGGCGGCGGGGGTCATTGCATGCGCTCCGCTGACTTGCCGGCCGGAGCCGGCGCATGCGTGATCGCCAGTAGCTTGGCCTTAGCGTCCTTGAGCTTGTCGATAGCCTCAGCGAAAACTTGCGTCTTCTCTGCGATCTCGGCATCGAGCAGGTTGATTTCCTCGGCCACCGCTTCGCTGCCGATCCTTGGCGCAAACTCCACATCCATTGCTTCGCTGACGCGGACCACGCTAGACATGAACGGTTCTAGGCTCACGTCCCTAATAACCGTCAGGTCAATGCCTACTAATTTGTATAGGGCGATTTTCATGCTGTGCTCCCCGGTTGCGCCTGCGCCATAATTTTGTGCATGACCTTTTTGAAAGGTCGCCGACGTGGCAGTGTGACTGTCACTTCGATTTCTTCTTGAATGTCAGGGGACCCCCATACCCGTATACAAGGCTCGCCATTCCAGACGTCCTCGAACAGAGTGATTCGCTTCCCGATCCAGTTGGAGATTTCCTTGCCGAACATTTCCTTTAAACACCAGCCATTAGTCTTACACGCAACGAGTTTTTTCTCTGTCTGCTTGAAAGAGATTATAGCCTTTACCTTCTTCGCGCCGTCGTCGCCCTGAAGTTCTTCGATATCGACATCGCTAATCGCTAGCGTGACCTTTTTGCCGAGCAGTTCGGCTGCGCGGATGAAGCGACCGGGGTACAATTCGTCGTAGACGGTAGGCTTTTTGAGTTTTCGCGGCTCGTCGTTCATGAATTACCCCTTTCTGCGCCAATGAGTCCTAAATCCTCGATATCGTCATCGCCGCCGGTGTAGGCCCATGTCGGAAGCGTCAACTCTTCTTCCTGTGGGACAGGACCGGGCCAATAATTCTCCGCTTCGCATCTGGCAAGTACCTCCAATAAGCGAAGGTATTCCTCACGCCCCTGCGCCAACACGTCATCCGATATGCGGTAGACAGCGACGGCATGCGGGGGCGCCGATTCCACGACGATCTCGACAAGCGCCGGCCGCACGCCAGAGATCGCCTCATACCCGTCCTGATAGAACGCGAATTGCAAGTGGTAGCCAAGCTTCGCGCACTGCGCCCCGAACACGAACGGTCGGCAGTCGCGCGCCGTCTTCAGTCCGACGATGTACGGCTTACCGTCAATGCGCGTAAGCCAATCGGAGCGACCCTTGCACTGGCGCCCCATCGTCTCCCACAGCAACGTGACTTCTGGATCGCCACTCGCTAGATATTTTATGGCGAGCGCATCGTTACGGACGGCCTCAGCAATCTGCTGACACAATCCTCCCTCTTTTGGAGTGAGGACTGTCATGTCTGGACACGACGCACGGAACGCATCCCAATGCTGCCCGCGTCGCGGAGCCATGGCGCCAGCATCGGTAGTGCGCTCCCAAATTGCGAACTCATTTGCGAAGCGATCCGGTTCAAGTACGGCAATGTGAGCGGCTATACCTAAGGTGAGAGCGCCAGACTTCTTCGGATGCTCAAGCGAGTATTGATAATGCTGCGGCGAGCGACGCAACTCCTTCAGCCGAGTAATGCTTACGCTCTTAATAGGATCGTACTCCGCGCGAGGAATCCGCGATTCGATGCCGACGCGGATAGGTTCGATTACGGCGCTCATGTCACGGTGTGCTCGGACCGACTCGGCGCCCTGCGCGCCAGTCCCAGCTTCTTGCGCCAATGAAATACCTGATGGCGGTTGAATCCATGGGCGCGGCAAAAGGCCGACCATTGGCCCAGGTACGGGTAGTTCTTGGATTCGTCGATGATTAGTTGGGCGATGTCTTTGGTGTTTGGCATTTCAAAACATCCTATCAATGATTTCAATCCGAGAGCAATTGCCTTTATTCCCACGTCGGAAACGTTGAAAATTGGGGCCTGTAGCCCCAAGATGTGACATATGAACGCGAGCACCCGTTTTACAACGGTAATCAATCTGCAAGTGGCCTACAGCAGCGTAGAAAAGCGCTACTTGGTCACTAGCCCTAACTTGTCCGGCTTGATCTTGGCCGGACCGCATCTGCCCACGCTTCTGGAAGATGTGCCAGCCGCTATCAAGCTTCTCTACAAGCACAACATTCCCTCAGTCGATCTCTAATCTGCTTCCTGTAACTAACGATGTGGGACCAAGGCATGCCTGTGGTTCTAGGCCACGGAAATTCGCATTGGGAAATCTCATTACCTTTGACGCCATCTAGTTGCCAGTGCCGCACCCACCAAGCAAAAAGATCCGCTGCCTGAAGCGGCAGGTATTCGCGGTCGCTACGAAAGATGGGGGTGGCGCCCATCAGATTGGCGCAATCAGGGTTGACCGATTTGAACCGATCCCAGTTCTCAATAATCGCTTTCTTGTCTGATCTATCGTCAAACACGAAATCAATCGGCCCTTCCGGAAGATTGATCGCCGGGCGATTCCTGGCGTATATCGGAAGCAACGCATGCGTTGCGAAAGCCCATGGGTTTGAGAGTCCGCGCCGTAGTTCCGGGTCGGTGAACATCCTTTCGACTTCAT